CATTCGCCAGTCGAAAATCATTCGGGCGAAAAAATCCGTAATCGCGGTTATCTGCGATTCGAAGATTACAAATACATTCAGGACAACGAACGTTATCAGATCTTCTCGATATTACTGAAGACGGGTTTATCCTTCGCAGACTACGAGGAACTCTATAAAAAAATCATTCACCCTGCGGGTTTCCATATCGCGAATGATATCGTACTCACCGCGCTGGCAAAAATCGGCGTCCGTTCCGGACCTACAACCGATCCACTCGAAGTACCGAACTATCCAGTACTGGTCGAAGACAGTGTAGACATTCATATCGATTCACTCTACACACTACTGACCATGCGAGAAACCGATCCTGTGGATATCGCATTCATTCTATCGTCACTCGAAACACTGGCACGTTACGACGACGTGACCATTGATCGTCTGAACCAAGTGTATAGTTCGGTCGCAGAGTGGGCAGGAACGTCCTCACAGACAATGGACGACCCGTCTGTATTGATGAGTGGCGACTATGAGGTGTTAGATGAAGGAGAATCTGAGTCGACCATTGATTTGACCTACGGGACTCCTACCAAGTTAGAACCCGTGCAATCTTTACCTGTTGCTGATCCAGAACCTGAACCAGAACCTGAACCTGAACCAGAACCTGAACCTGAACCAGGCGGCGATCCGGAACCAGAACCAGAACCGCAACCACAACCAGCATTACCGAATAACGTGAGTCACTATCGCGAGACGTTCCCTGTCTACAAGTGGACAGAGTATGATCCTACCGACGAAGTGACTGTGATCTGGAACGACCAAGTGATTTATCGTCTGGACGATCTGGACACCTATCCGATTCGAATCATTGGACCGGACGGTGCGACCTATGAACGTGGCGATAAAGAAGGATTCAACTTTAACGGGGATTGGTATGGTGTTATCCGTGTTGATCTCACAGAGGTTCCTGAACCTGAACCGGAACCAGAACCAGAACCAGAACCGGAGCCAGAACCAGAACCAGAGCCAGGTCCAAACCCTGAACCGGAGCCAGAACCTGAACCTGAACCTGAACCAGAGCCAGAACCTGAACCGGAACCAGAGCCTGAACCAGAACCAGAACCAGAATGGGAATATGATAGACAATCGCCAGAGTACTTCTGGCAAGAAACGACATCTGTATTTGGTGGAATGTCTTACCGATTGTGGTTCGTATATTGGAACGGTGAACAGAAAGTACCAGCAGATCAAATATCAAGAACACTAGGTACTCCATGGCCTACAACGTTAACTACTGACGGACAGACCTTTACGCGAGAAGATACTCCTTTCTCAACAGAGTCTCCATCATCGCAATATGGAACTTCTACAGTAAACTACTATCGTTTGAAGTCTACGCAACCTGCACCGACTCCAACGGATCCGACGATACCATCCGATCCGGATCAAACACAAAACATAGCAGGTAGCGGCGGTGGATCGGACGATGAGTTCACCGAAGACGGAAATACATTCTCTCAAGAATAAATAAACATTACTATCAAGGGCTAGATAATGTCAAGACAAATAATAAACACAGGACAAAGCGCCAACGATGGAACAGGTGACAACCTACGTTCCGCTGGTGAAAAAATAAATGCGAACTTCGCAGAACTGTATTCGCTTACTCAGATAGGTAGTGGTAGTTCCCTAGAGGAAATTACTGCACTTATTAATGCGGGTATTGCACAAGGGTTATCGGACTTGGATGTGGACAGTGCCGTATTAAGTTCTCCGGTCATCATTGCGTTACAAGGTCAACAGAACCAACACAGTACAACTATCATTAATCTTGATAGTGACCTGAACGCCATCGAAAACACAGTTAACAATCTTGATCTGTCGGGAATTGACACGAACGCCCTAGCCCTTGCGTCTCTTGCATCTCGCATAGATCTGGATAGTGATAAGATTGCGGAACTTACCGAAGTTGTTGCGGGTCTTGACAGTGATCTTCTTGCGATTGTTGACTCCGATGATATTGATGCAGCGATCACTCTTGCGATCAATGCACTTGCGGCAGACCTTGCTGCACAGGCAGACGCAGACAGTGCAGCACGTGCAATCATCATCGGTGACCTAAACGCACTTGACTCAGACGTAGGTGCAATCCAATCAGACCTTACTGGTGTCGATCTACAATCATTGGTCGCGTCTATCGCAGCATTACAGCTAGCGAACGTTGCGGCAGATTCTGATCTTGCGGCACTTGCTGCGTCGATGGACTCGGACTTCATTGCACAGGCAACACTCCTTGCAAACCTAAACTCATTGTTGACATTATCTGACAGTGACATACTATCTCTACAGACACAAGTCTCACAACTAGATTCAGACTTCCAAGGTAACGTCGCAGCAAACGCAATTGCGATCGATGGTATTATAGTTGATATTACAGAGACAGACTCTGATCTAACTGCACTCGCACAACAGGTGACTGCATTAGAGGTTCAAGTCGCAACCGATATAACGAGTGCAACCTCTACACTAGAACAGACACTGACAACTCAGATCACCCTAACAGATAGTTCGGTGAGTGCAAACTCATCGGCAATTCTTGCACTACAGACACAACTGAATGACTTGGATGTCGCAGGTACTGCGGTCGCTGCAAACGCAGACGCATTGAATGCACTACAGACACAGATCAATGCAAACGATAGTGACATCACTATCATGTCTTCTGACATCACACAACTTTCATCTACTCTTGCGGCGATCGACTCCGACTTCCTAATCAGTGGAACGGCAGAGGCACGTGAAGAACTACTGACACTTATCCAGATGTCGGATAGTGCGATTGACTTACTAGCGGCAGACATTACGACACTAGAGACTGCACTACTTACAGCGGGTGTTGATTCCGGTTTCGTTTCCAACCTAGTTGCTGCCGCAGAACAGGGACTCCAAACTCAGATCACTGCTACGGACTCTGATCTAACAATTGTCGCACAGGATGTCACAAACTTATCCGCACAATTAAATTCGGTAGACTCTGACCTTGGTGCAGAGATCTCCGCAGTATCTACCGCGCAACAAGCACTGACAGCTCAGGTCACCCAGAACGATTCTGCGATTACCTCACAGTCGTCTTTGATCACACAACTAGAATCGCAGATCACATCGATTGATTCTGATCTAGGCGTACAACTTGCAGCAGACGCTGCTGCGATTCAGTCCCTAGAGACACAGGTCTCTGATAGTGCGACAGGTCTTACTGCATTGTCGCAACAGATCACAAGTCTTCAGTCTTCGTTCAATGAAGGTGTAGACTCTGACGCGGTACTTGCAATCGCAGGTGAAGCGACTGCAACTCTTACTACGCGCATCGATGCAACAGACTCAGACATCACTGCGATCAATCAAGACATCGTAGATCTACGCACAGACCTAACTGACACAGAGAATGGACTTGCTGCGAATGTATCGGCAACCGATGCACTGACTACAAGTCTGTCCCAGACTGATAGTGACCTAACGATCGTATCTAACCAGACGACACAACTATCAGCAAGTCTAAGTGGACTTGACTCAGATCTACAGGTCACGTCTACGGCACTTGATTCACTAGAGGCAACTGTCTCTGATAGTGCGAACGGTCTCCTTGCACAGTCGCAACAGATAACTAACCTTGAGACCTCGGTCAGTGACCTAGAACTTGCAGACTCCGCGAACGCCTCTGCGATACAATCTCTGACCACCACGGTAAACGAAAAGGCAGATGACAGTGACCTCACAGTGGTATCGCAAGCGCTTACAACACTACGTGCAGATTTAGAAGTACTGGATAGTGAAACGGGTATCGCACTCCAAGCGGCCGCAGATGCTACGGAGTCACTAACAACTGCTGTCCAGTTAACCGACAGTGCTCTATCAGTAGAGTCGCAGAAGATTACACAACTACAAGCAGACCTAGGAAGTCTCGACAGTGCAGGGGTGCAGGCAAACGCTGCCGCACTACAGTCATTGACGACTCAGGTCAACGACAGTTCGACGGGTCTGTCTGCGATATCCTCACGCGTGGATAGTATTGGCGCAACAGTTGACGCACTTGACCTTTCAGGTATCGACTCCAACTTCTCACAGATCTCTGCCGCTGCAAGTTCTCTTGCAACACTAACATCTCGCGTCGACGCAACGGACAGTGACCTAACTGTTATCTCTGAGGACGTTGTCCAGTTGAATGCCGACCTATCAACAGCAGACAGCGCGATCAGTGCAACATCTAGTGCACTAAGCACCTTGACCGCACAGGTAACCGCAGACAGCGGTGGTCTTGTTTCACTACAATCACAGATCACATCTCTTGGTGGTACAGTCAGTACTATCAATGGACAGTACGCAACAACAGGTACTACAGATACATTACTTGATAGGATCACCGCAACTGATAGTGACCTATTGGTAGAACAAGGCAGGATCACCACACTAGAAGCGTCGGTAAGTAATCTTGATAGTAACCTCACTGGGTTCATGGCAGACACTACAGTCACCGATGATCTACAGAATCAGATCACTGCAAACGATAGTGCTATCAGCGTGGAGCAGGGTAGGATAACCACACTTGCAGCGAATGTCTCTGCACTCGATAGTGACTTGAGTCTAAAGGCAGACACCACTGTCACTGACGATCTGTTCAATAGAGTAGATGCTACTGACAGCGATATCGGTGTAGAACAAGGTAGGATCACTACACTTGAAGCGAATGTCTCGGCAATCGATAGTGACTTGAGTCTAAAGGCGGATACTACAGTCACTGATCAACTACAGAACAACATTGATGCTACCGATAGCGACATTGCCGTTGAACAAGGAAGGATCACTACACTTGCTGCCGAGGTCTCTGCACTTGACAGTGAAGTTTCTCTGAAGGCAGATACCACTGTCACTGACGATCTGTTCAATAGAGTAGATGCTACTGACAGCGATATCGGTGTAGAACAAGGAAGGATAACCACACTTGCAGCGGATGTCGCGGCGCTCGATAGTGACTTGAGTCTAAAGGCAGACACCACTGTTACGGACCAACTACAGAACAACATTGATGCTACCGATAGCGACATTACCGTTGAACAAGGAAGGATCACTACACTTGCTGCTGATGTATCAAGTCTCGGTAGTGACGTTAATGCAAGTCTTGCACTGAAGGCGGATACTACAGTTACTGACGATCTGTTCAATAGAGTAGATGCTACTGATAGTGATATCGGTGTAGAACAAGGTAGGATCACTACACTCGATGCTACTGTATCAAGTCTCAACAGTGATGTCAATTCTAGTCTTGCCTTAAAGGCGGACACTACAGTCACTGATCAACTACAGAACAACATTGATGCTACCGATAGTGATATCGGTGTAGAACAAGGTAGGATCACTACTCTTCAAGCAACGGTATCAAGTCTCAACAGCGACGTTAATGCAAGTCTTGCCCTAAAGGCAGACACCACTGTCACTGACGATCTGTTCAATAGAGTAGATGCTACCGATAGCGACATTACCGTTGAACAAGGAAGGATCACTACACTTGCTGCTGATGTATCAAGTCTCGGTAGTGACGTTAATTCAAGTCTTGCTTTAAAGGCAGATACCACTGTCACTGACGATCTGTTCAATAGAGTAGATGCTACTGATAGTGACCTATTGATAGAACAGGGTAGGATCACTGAGTTGTCAAGTGCTGTATCAGGACTTGATAGTGATCTTGATATAGAGACGCAAGCCCGTCAAGCGCTTGAGTCTACAATTCTTCTCGACAGTGACGTAACAGTAATCACCAACAGTCTGATAACAACCTTCAGATCCAACATCGGACTTGGTACAACTGGTACCGTAGAGAGTGTTGTTGAATCAGAAATATCAGAACTCACAATTATCGACTCTGCGGGCATTGCAACCATAGCACAAAGTAAGGTTGACACTCTGTCAGCGACACTTAACGATTCTGCTAATGCTACGGGTTCTATCGCAAACGCACAGGCTGGATTGGTACAACGCATCGCTGCGACAGAGAGTGACTTCCAGTCAATCGAACAGAAATACTTTGTCGCACTGGATGATGGAAACACGTTCACTGGATTCGAAGTACTTAACGGTGCGGGTGTATCATCGTTCACCATCCAAGCGAACGACTTCGCATTGAAGACACAGAACCAAACCAAGACTCCATTCTCCGTGTCTGGAGACGTGGTCTCACTAACGAACACAAAGGTTACTGGAAACCTAGACGTGGGTGACGGTGCAGCGAACTCCATGAGATTGAAGGACGATGTATTGAAGATTCACGACTCAGACGGTAACGTTAGAGTAATAATCGGTAACTTATCAGGATAACTTTGGACAAACCCCCTATATAGTAAATAGGGATTTTTAACAGGACAATATAATGCCAGCTATTGTTAGACAACCATTGCGAACTGAACTCGCAAAACAATTACTGGGAGAGATCCATTCGGAGACGGATCACTACTACATCGGTATAGGCAAATCGGACAAGTTCGGTGACGCAGACGTAGTGGTTCCGCCAGTGGATTCCCCACAAGAAGAACGTGAGTTCAGACATAATTTGCAATCAATCAAAAAGGTAGAGGGTGCGATCATGGTCGCCCGTCGAGTCAATTGGACAACAGGTACTCAGTACTACGGTTGGAACGACTCGACGTCACCAAGCGACTCTAACCCATACTATGTGCTCACAGACGCGAAAGAAGTTTACATCTGCCTATCACCAGGCATCGATGATAGTGGTGTACATCAACCATCTACGGTAGAACCTAACTATGGGTTCCACGCACCGATCAGTACAGTGTCAGATCCTAACGATCCAATGTACTTACAACGACTGCACTGGGAACCGTTCACTACCACTGACGGTTACACGTGGAAGTTCTGTTACTCCTTACGTCCGGAGAACATCTATCAGTTCCTATCATCCAACCACATCCCTGTACAACCTTTAGAAGACACTCTGGCTGGCGGAGACTCTATTGAAGATTTACAGTGGCACGTTGCTGATCGTGCGGTTGGTGGAGAAATCATTAGTGTACAAGTAACCGATAGTGGTAGCGGATATGATCCAGCAAACCCACCGGCTGTTTTGATCGAAGGTAATGGTTATGGTTGTGTTGGTACCGCAGTTGTATCTGGAGACAAGGTCGTAAGAATTGATATGGTGTCTGGTACAAACGAAAACACACAGACCACTTATGGTTCTGGATATGGTTGGGCGGAAGTATCAATCGAAGGTAACGCAGAAGCTCGTGCAATCATTACATCTAGTGCCGGTCTAGGTAAGGACGCTGCAAGTGATTTGAAAACAAGTTCGGTCATGATGAACATCAAACCGAACGGAGATGAGAACGGACGATTCGTTGTCGAGAACTCTTTCCGTCAGATCGGTGTTATTAAGAACCCGATGCAGCCAAACGGGACAGACGCATACACAGAAGGTGGTGCGAAGTGTCTATCCAGTTTTACCCTAACCAACGGTCATGGAGAATCTTCACCATTCCACAACGGAGAGTTGGTGACAAGTTTCCCAGGCGGTGCAGTGGCATATGTTGATGAGTCAATCGGCAACACAGTATTCTATCACCAGAATTCAAAAACAGGTTTTGAAGAGTTCGCAGTGGGTGAGTCGATATCTCAAACAGGTGTGGTCGTGACTGCATCCATAGACTTCGTCACACGCAAATACGGCATCGATCGATATACAGGCGAGGTTCTTTACATTGAGAACCGACCACGTATACGTCGTGATGCAGAACAACAAGAAGATATCAAGGTAGTCATCACAGTTTAGGATTAATTATGTCTGATCAAGATTATTTAAAAGAAATAACTGCGTCCACATTCAAGGACGACTACCGCGACTTTTACGATGCAGATGATGGGTACCACCGTATCCTATTCAGGGGTGGTCACGCCCTACAGGCACGTGAACTGATCGAACTGCAAACGATCATCCAATCAGAGATCGAACGATTCGGTAGTAACATATTCAAAGAAGGTGCACTGGTAAATCCAGGCGGTGTCACTGTAGACAACAAAGTTGAGTTTGTCAAGATGACGGAGAGCAGTACTCTCCCTTCTTTAGATCAACTCCCGGCTGATCGTGAGGTCAAGAACCAAGACGGAGTCAAGGCAAAGGTTCTTGACATCGTGGGTAAGATCGTGTATGTTCAATACATCGATACTACAAGTGGAAATAGTGATGGTGGATCACCTCGTTTCGTAACTGACGACAGACTAGACATCCTAGGTACGGTTGCAACTTCTGGTCGTGCGGTTCGTGCAGCATTCGCAGAGGGTGACTACTTCGTACAGGGTCACTTCGTACACACAACAGAAAAGAGTTTCATGATCGATCCGGACGGATCACTATCAGAACACGAAGCGGTCGACATCGGTTTCCGCATCAAGGAAGTTCTGGTCACCGCATCGGAAGATGAGAGTCTCTACGATAACTCAGGTGCACAACCTAATGTTGGAGCGCCAGGCGCAGACCGATACAAGATCATCCTAGAACCAACGAAACGCACAGATATTGCAAACGATGAGAACTTTGTTTTCGTCGCACGTGTCCTGAACGGCGTGGTGACTCGTGAGGTCACTAGTCACGATGGATATAATCGAATCAACAAGTTGCTTGCTCAACGCACCAAGGAAGAGTCTGGTGATTATGTTGCACAGGACTTTACAGCAGTCTTTGAAGATTTCGATGACGCCAACCTACTACTAGATGTTTCTGAGGGAATCGCATACGTCGACGGATATCGACTAGACATGGGACGTACAGAGATTGTTGTTCCTAAAGCACAGACCGTGAGACAGAAGGATCGAGAGGTCGTGTCCTCTTACTATGGTAACTGGGTCTATGTAGATGAGACAAACGCCAATACTACAGGTTTCGGTGACCTATCAAGTTTCGGTGCAGTTACTATTAGAAACGATCAAGGACAAGTAATCGGTGACGCGAACACTCGTGGCATCGAACAGGACGCAGCGGGTTATCGACTATACATCTTCAACGTGAAGTTAGGTGATGGCGCAACCTTCAGTCAAGCACAGAGTTTTGTCGACAAAATAAACGGAGATGAAATCTACCTTGTTGACACCCACATCTATGGTACGATCAACAACAGCCTAATCTTCCCACTACCACAGACAAGTCCAGAAAGAAACAGTATCGCAACCGCGCAGTATGTGAAGACCGTTGCGAGAGTGAATCAACAACCAGACGGTACAGAGTTGACTCTCGGTGGAGTTGAACCACAGAACTGGGTCATCTCAGAAGTCGGTGGTGGCATCTTAGATATAGTCGCTGATAACGCAGGTAAGTTTATAGGGTTGGATGCATCCAGTACCTACAACGTTCTGACTTACGTTAACGAACCAAACGGCACATACCGTAAGAAGACACTGACAAGAAAGACAGACCTACAGGTGACCACAGACCACGCACAATTGGAATTTGCTACGTCGGTCGAGACTTCAGTGGTTGATGGTTACGAACTCATTCAGGTGTTACAGAACGACGGTAAAGATGTCACGCACATGTATGAGATGGACGGCGGTCAACGAGATAACTTCTACGACTTCGTCTCTTTCAGATTGAAGACTGGGTTCTCTATACCAGATGGAATCACTCTATCATTTGACTTCAAACACTTCGAACATGATGCGGGAGACTTCTTCTCTGTGACTTCATACTTAGGTGAGGACGCTGGTGACGAAGGTCTCGCATACGAAGACATTCCATCGCACACATACGTCGATGGTACCACAGTATCACTACGTGACGTGATCGACTTCCGTCCATCACGTAACACCGATGGTTCATTTCCGACATTGAGTATACCACAGAATGCTTCAGGAATCAACTTAATCAATGTAAAATATTACGAACCACGTATTGACATTCTAGTCGCTAACACTAAGGACAGATACGGTGATGTTGGTTTTGGTGAACTACAAGTCGTTCAGGGTCAGTCAAGTGCAAACCCAAGACCACCAGAAGTTCCAACCGGATCTCTGCCACTATACATCTTCCGTCTGAATCCATACACGTTCAACTCTAGTGACGTGGTAATGGAGAAACAGACACACAAGCGATTCACCATGAAGGATATCGCTGCTATCGAAACTCGCGTAGATGATCTATACGAGTTGACCACACTGAGTCTCCTAGAGTCCAACACGCAATCGCTTACTGTTCTTGACGATCAGGGATCTGCGAGAACGAAGGCTGGATTCATCGCGGACAACTTCACGTCGTTCAGTTTCTCTGACGTGAACAACCCAGATTACCGCGCATCGGTCGAGACGGTATCGGGTCTAATGAAACCATCCTTCCGCGAAAACCTTGTTAGATTGAAACATGATGCGTCTCAGGGTAATTCAACTCGCACTGGTGATTACGTAACACTACCTTACACACACGTTTCGTTCATAACGCAAGACGTAGCTACTGGTAGTATGAACATCAATCCGTTCGCGGTCATTACGCAGGAAGGTCACACCACACTATCACCATCAAGTGATCAGTGGGTGGAGACACAGACTTTACCACCAATTATGCAGACGACAGTTCGTCGTTCGGTTCCTATCGATCTTGGATTCGAAGACCTTTGGTGGAATGGTATTACAAACGTTAACCGTCCACGCACACGTCAACAGTTCTCTGTTGAGTCAACGTCTCGTGCGATACAGGAGTTTGTCGGTGAACGTGTAGTCGATACCGAAGTTGTTCCGTTCATGCGTTCACGTAAGATCTCATTCAAGGCAGAAGGTCTACGTCCTAACACCAACGTCTTCGCATACTTCGGAAACCGTAACGTATCGCAGTGGTGTAAACGCACAAACTCATTCGTTGAATACTCAACTACAGATTCTGAGGTGGGGTCAGAGTTCGCATCGGCAACTCAACACCCAGAAGGAACTAGTCAGTTGGTCACTAATGAGAAGGGAGAGGTATTCGGTGAGTTCTTCTTACCTAATACAGATCAATTCAGATTCCGTACAGGAACACAGGACTTTGTGATACTGGATGCGGATATTGATACTACCACATCTCGACTATCAAGTCAACAGCTGAGTGACGCTATGTCGTCATCGTCTGCACCATATACGTCGACCGGATCCATTGAATCTATCCAACGCACGGTCAGAACTACTCGTGTACCTCAACGCATTCGTGGTCGTCGTGACCCGCTTGCACAGTCGTTCTATGTCGATCCTTCGGAGAACCCTAATGGTATCTTCCTAACTAAGGTACGCGTCTACGTACAGAGTAAGGACGATGTCATTCCGATGCAGGTACAGATTCGTCCGGTAGAGAATGGTATACCAACAACTACTATTGTACCCGGCTCTGTCAAGTTTGTCAAGCCTGCCGACATAACCGTCGCACCTAGTAACGACATCGCGTCAATACGCAGTGCGCCAACTGAAGTCGAGTTCGAAGAACCAGTATACCTAACCGCAGGTGAAGAGTACGCGATCGTCCTACTTGCCGAGTCGGTTGACTATAACGTATTCGTTGCACAGACCTACGAAGAGATTCTTGGTGGGACTGAGGGTAAGGTATCAAAGCAACCTTCTCTTGGTTCACTGTTCATGTCACAGAGTGGTTCAACGTGGACTCCGGACCAAACCAAGGATCTAATGTTCGAACTAGAACGCGCAGAGTTCCAGACTACAGGTCTTGTTTACCTAGAGAACGCGGTTCTTCCTTCGGTGTCTCTCTCTTCTAATCCGTTCACCGCGATCAACTCCGGTGGTGGTATTCAGGTATCTCAAGAAGGTCACGGTTTCTCTAAGGGGGACACAGTAACGATCTCAGGATCGACAGGCGTCGATGTTGACGGTCAACACACGATTGATAGTGTGACCGCATTCGGGTACACTTTCACTGCGATTGGGTTAGACGCTAATCCGGTTGAAGGAACTTCCTTCGGTGGATCTTCTGCCGTCGCATCGCAGAACGTCGTATTCGATGAGTTCACACCACAGGTTTCAAACATCACCCCTAACGGTACCTTTATTGTAAGCAGTATCGAAAGGTCGGCTGCGAAGTCTTACGGTGCCGCCGACGGAAGGAACGACTCACGTCACTCCTACCAGAAACGTGGTGACCAGTTGACTGAAGACGTGTTCTTAAATCAACTGAACGTTGTGGACTTCCCTTCTGCAATCGCGACAGCAGACAACAACGTCGACACAAGCAATCAACCAGAGTCAAGTGTTGAGTTGAAGTTGCACCTAGAGACGAACGACAGTAAAGTTTCTCCGATCATTGATCTACAGAGAACTTCGATCCTTGCACTAGAGAACGTTATTGGTTCTGGTGAGGAAGCACAACACATTACAACACCTATCACGATCGACGAATCGTCGGCGGGACTGAAGGTTCTATTGGGTGCGAACCGCCCATCGGATGCATCGATTGAGGTATACGTCAAGACTTCAGCGACAGACGAAGGACTTTCATCTGCACAATGGACAGAGGTGTTGGTCGACTCAACTGTACCTTCGGATGAGAACGCGTCGGTCTTCCGTGAGTATGAGTACTCATTAGAAGCCGCAGATCCATTCACTGCATTCCAAGTGAAGGTCGTCATGAAGTCAACCAACTCATCTAAAGTACCAACAGTACGTGACCTACGAGTGATCGCACTGGCAGTATAATGAGTAGATATCAAAAGGTAGAAGGGCACACCAGCCTAGTAAGAGACACAAGGACAGGGGCAATCATCAATACCAACAGGTCAGAGATTGCAAGAGCGAGAAAAAGAAAAGAGGCAAAGAAACAAGAGGCGGAAAGACTCGACACGTTATCAAAAGAAGTCTCCTCATTGCAGAGCGAGATTAGTGAGATAAAAGATTTGTTGGTTCGTCTAGTGGAGAATAAAGAATGACTGATACAATACAAACAGTACATCTCGCCGACAACATCAACGCGGCGTTTGACAAGATCAATGAGAACTTCGAAGGTCTCGCTGACGGGACTATTGTAGTGCCACCGCCAACGGACATGTCCATCGGTGACCTACAAGATGTTACGCTTACCTCTCTTTCCAATGGAGAGGTGTTGAAGTGGAACGGTTCCTCATGGACAAACCTACCGGACAGCGGATCTGGCGGTGGCACTAATATCTCTACTGATAGTGACCTAAACCAATACATCACCAACTTCCTAGACTCTGCTTTCTTCATTACAGTCATCAACGAAGAGTACTTAGAACAATTCAATATTACTACCGATGTCACATACACCGATTCGGATGTTCAAGCAAACGCCTCTGCAATCTTCACACTTGAATCTCGTATCGATGCAACCGACTCTGGTATTACTGTTCTGTCTCAGGCGATCATCGACACTCAAGCATCACTAGAAAATATTACAATAGGTGGTATCGACTCAGATGTGCTTGCAGACGCGATCGCGAGTGCGAACACTACAGTTATCTCACGCATTGATGCAAACAGTGATGGCATCTCCGTGATGTCTGGAGTGATCGATAGTGTGGCCGCTGATCTATTACTGACAACCCAAGACCTTAGTGATTACATTTCATTAAGCACTAATGCTCGTAATGAGTTGTCAACTAGAATCACTGCAAACGACAGTGGTCTGTCCGCACTGATCTCAGACGTGACAGAACTAGGACTTGAGTTGGATCAGTTCATTGCTGGTGGTATTAACATCACACCAGAACAAATAACCGCCGCAATCGGTGGTGCGTTAGATTCACTTACACTTCGCATGGATGCGGACAGTGACAAACTTGTAATCGAGGCGGCAAAGATTGTAAATCTTGAAACAGGTCTGACTGCACAAAATAGCGATCTTGGTTCGCAGATCAATGCGGTATCTAATGCACAGTCTTCTCTAGTGTCTCGTACAGAGTTCGACTCTGCTGAAGGTAGAATCACTACACTCGCAGAAGATATTGTTACCCTAAACAGTCAGGTAGATATTACAAACGCAGACGGTAGTCTATCGCAAGCCATCGCCGATACAGAGTCTACATTACGTGGAGAAATCACTGTAGTCGATGGTCGAATCACTTCAGTCGAAACATCGTTGACGAATACTCTCAATGCCAAGATCGACAGCGATATTGCGGAGGCGACTAGCACCTTGACTGCATTGATTGACTCGGCAGGCAACACAGTATCCACATGGGGTATCAGTCTTGTTGCAGGAACAGAAGACAATCCTAAAGTCGCGGGTATCAAGTTCGGTAACAATGGTACCACTTCCGACTTTGCAATCACAACCGATACATTCAAGATCTTAAACTCAGATGGAACTGATGCCGGTACTGCTCCGTTCAGTGTTGTGAATGGTGTGGTTGAAATGTCAGGTGCTAAGGTTACTGGAGAACTAGACGTAACCACATCTGACGCGTCAGGATCTATGAACATTACGGGCAACCTAATTACTATTAGTGATGCCTCTGGCACACCTCGTGTCAAACTTGGGAAAATTGTATAAATGAGTTACGGGTTATGGATTTCGGACGGAGTCAACGGAGGGGTCATTACCAACTCCAACGCCATCACGAATACAGAAGAGGGGTCTACCCAATCAGGAACTATCGCCGCGCTTAACAACGTTGTTATTGACAACTTACCGGGCGTTGGGGATCCTTCTACTATCGGTATAGCATTTCAAAATTCTGCTACTGGTCCAGTTTCTCAAGACTCTGGATTAGAAGTTTCTCGCGATTTGGTTGCAGATACTTTGACTATCACAAACACCAAAGCGGTTCCCCAAACTTATTCGATTGTATTTTTTAGGTTTAAGTGATGAGTGACGATTACGCATTAACAGTTTATAATGACAACGGGGGTCTTATGTTTGACTCTCGCAGAAAGATGTCTAGCTATGTCGTAACTGAAGTGGGGACCGGAGTTCAACCAGTTGACACCGACATTGATCTATTTGAAGATCTAGTGTTTATAAGACCACCGGCCGGTCAAAGACAGTTCATGACTCAGTACGTCATATTCAGAAGTATTCCTTCGATATCAACAGATAGTGATGGGAACGGAAACCCTATACTCGTTAACAACGGTAAGTTTTATGGATATGACATCGCTGCTGATGACGGGACTGCGGATGAACTAGTTTTAGATTATTTCGTTGCGAAGCATTCAAGTCGAGTCACTAGTGACGAAGAGTATGGACTGCTTGTAAGTAATGAAGATGGTAGTACTCAGTTTGATAGTAGATCGGTAAAAACAGGGAACCATTTTAATATTACGACGGCCGCCCAACCTAGATCATATAATTGCTGGCGTCCCGACCAGCCAGCAGACTCTCTTGGAGACATCACGGACTATTGGGAAATAGGTACATGGTCGTGGGGGATGGGACTTTATGGCGGCGGCGGAATACTCATAAGTGAGAGAATGGTTCAAGGATTACAATTCGTAGGTGGCGGAACTAGCAACGGAAATACTGGACCTATTGTTTATAGTTGGTTTAGCGTTGATCCTAATGATGGATTTAATGCAGGCGACCCAGGCGAACCAGGCTCCGCAGGAAACACTACGTCAAATAATACATATAAAAGGAAAATAGATAGTTTGATTCTATCAGCAGAATTGGTTTAAAGAATATGATTTATTATATCGCAGTTATTAGAAATAGTCAAGTAGAAAGTTTAAAGTTTGCTAATGCCGACCCCGAACCTGAAGGTGTACGAGAGGATGGGTCGACTATAGTACACATCGATTTCCCCATTGAAGACAGATACGACTTTGTCAGTACTTGGTGCTGGGACGGTGATTGGTATCAGAGAGACCCGCGACCAAATCGTTTTGCAGAGTGGGATGGAAGTCAGTGGGTATGGGATGATGCAGACTTACTTAATGAATTACGCAATGCGAGAAATGCAAGATTGTCCGCATGTGATTGGACCCGAATGGACGACAATGGTTTGTCAGAGACAAAACGAAAGAAGTGGGCAACATACCGTCAATCTTTACGTGACATCACAAAAAACTATGACTCTTTGGATTCTGTAGTTTGGCCTGATAGTCCATAGGGGTAGTTCATGTCTCAGTATGGGATCGAGGTTCGTGGACCTAACAATTCAACACCAGTACTGTCGAGTAGACTACGTGCATCTAACGTAGTCGTTTACTCTCCGTTCGATTTAGACCCGAACGAAAGTGTCACTATCTCGTGCGCGGACGCCAATGACTCCACAAGAGTTGCAATAACCTTGATGGGTCCAAACACGCCTTTTGGAAATTACCTACGAGGTGTTATTGTATCGAATAGAACCTCCACCAACTTCACCATAACGAATGCAGATCCATTCGCCAGATCTGGCACTGTACTCGCTTTTAGGATTGCATAATGAGTTATGGTTTTAGAATCACGGGGAACGACACCGCACCCTTCACAGTACTCGATACCGAATTAGATACTCTGGGACTAGTGGTCACAGAGAAAGGTCGAGCGAGTGTCATCAACCCATCATACCCACTAGGACCATACGATTTCTTGTTCGTCAAGAATCCATCTGCGCCTGGTAATTCAAACTTTGAAAGCCAAACCCAATATCCCGCACCACAGACCGTTGTCTATTGGGCGTCTCCGCAGTATTATTTCATGCACACCAGCAGCACCACAGGTGCGATAAGCTTCAAGGGTGGTGCATATGATTACTACCCAGATCCATACAACCCAAGAAACCTGCCTAGACTTGCTTTGGCGACTGGGTGGGACGTAGAGTTTGATTACTTTATTGTTCGTCGATCTACTGATATCATATCAGAAGGACTAGGTCGCGATGACAACTACGGTCTACAGGTAAGGAGTAAGTTTTATACGGACGCCGATCCAATTCTTGCGTATGACTCCAGATCCGCGATCACCAACGATACATTTTACATAGAAACCTATCTACCTCCGGCTAGTCAGTTCTATACACCAGCTTCGCAGAGTCAGGGATATTACTCAAGTGTGAGTTTTAGTTCTGGATGTTACGTAAACATCAACTGGACCAATAGAACCATCGGCGGAGACTTCCCTTCGGGGGTCAACTTCATTCAGGCTATCGGCATGACTGCGACTAGGGCGTGGGCGGTTACTGGTCTTTTAGAGTTAGAAGATGGTGGACGATTCTTCATCGATGGAAACAGTACCGCGATCCTTGCTGTCAAATTAAGAGACCCTTCTAACGTATACCAGAACACGGGTGCTACTGACGCTGACGATGAAGAACAAGAAACCGCACCCGATGGAGATGACGTAGATACAAATTATACAGGGTCTCTTGCATATGTTGCGGGGGACACTTTCACTGAAGGTGGAACCATCCAATTCGATGCGACCGTTAACACTCCTAACGTAGGATACCACACCAAAATATTCAGAGTCACTGGTAGTGGAGATGATCTGGATGCAATCACTCATGTCTTTACTGGGGGATTCGGCGCAGAGAGAATTAGCATAACAGCAAATAATGATTCTGTCAATGATAGTCGTACAGTTTCGTATATGAGAACCCAAAACTACGTGGGCAATTATACAACAACAAGAGACTCATCATACACACGAGGTTTCTTAGGAAACTTTGCGGGTGACTATACTCGCAACTTTGCAGGAAACTATACTCGCAACAGTTCTTACAACAGGAACTTCGCAGGTAATTATACTAGATCAAGTGCATACGGCAGAACTTTAAATTTCCAGAGAGACTTCACCAGAAATTATTTAAGAACTCGCGTGTCTAGTTATTCACGTGGAATTGTTTCTTCTAGGTCTAGTGTTTATTCTAGGATTAGGTTGGCGTATAGTCAGAACAGTTTCGTTGGAAACTATACCAGAATTTTGCAAGTACCAACCGCATTCACCAGAACAGGTGAGTACGTCGGTAACTACACTCCAACGAAATCTACGGCATATTTCACTCCGGTCACTGGACCTGAAGATCCAGGCGTAATTTACGTAAACATTCCCGCACCATTTGTCGGAAACTATAACAGGACATTTGTCGGCAATTATTCAGGCGCATATACCAGAGACTTCACCAGAGGGGTTTCTTATGAAGGCAACTACTCTCGTAACTTCGCTGGAAACTTCGCTGGTAATTATTCTAGGAATCTATTTTTCTCTCGTAACTTCGTAGGTGATTACGCTCGCGGAGTGGTGAGGGTCTCTTCATATACTAGGACCAGAGTTACAAATTATACTGGAGACTTCCAAAGAGGATCTACCTATGTGGGTAACTACAGTAGAAACTTTGTGGGTAACTTCGGCAGAACTATCGCAACGAATAAAACATACAGTAGAACTAGAATAAGTGTTTACACTCCTCTAGCGGATTATGCTAGAACGAGTACACGTACCTTTGTGGGCAGTCGCACACAAGGATTCATCGGAAACTACAATAGATCATTTATTGGAGACTACACCAGAGGTAGTACTTACGCTAGAAACTTCGTGGGTAACTACACAAGAGGTAGTACTACCACAGCAAATTACAACAGAACCTTTGTAGGAAACTATAGTAGGACAGAAACTGGAGTCGACCCATATCAATACTCCAGTACCTACGGTTCAGAGTATCAGTGGATAGTACGACCAGACAATAACGTTGACGACGATGGGTTTGGCACTGGGGGCAGTGGATGGGTATTAGAGGTAAAATGGAATGGAACCAATGTCTTTGTTGGAGACTATACCACACAGTCTAACGCTCTTGCTGTGACTGTTGTACAGAACCCAGGCCAAACCGAATGGTATTGGAAGGGCGATATCGTAACTTCCAATCCTTTCTTTGGTTCCTTGTTTGAGGTAGCAAACACTCAAAGTGGATTTGCGCCAACAAATACAACAACCACCAGTTACACTAGAGATAGGGTCAGTTCCTATTCAAGAACTGTCGGTGGTGCTACTCCATACTCTAGGACCAGACAGTCTACGTACAGTAGAACAATTAACTCCACTCGAAGTAGAGTTTCTGCATACACGAGAACTCGCAATGTAACCTATAATACAAATAGAGTATCCAGTTATGTGGGCAACTTTACTGGACCTTCTAGTCGATTTATATATGATCCCGATGCGCAAGGATTGATTGAAGTCTTTAATACTTACACTCGTGAATTCGTAGGTAACTATACGGGACAATACACCAGACAGTCCGGCAGAATTGTAACTAGGACCAGTGCCTATTCAAGGACTAGAACTTCGACTTTAAATTCCACGAGAGTGTTCACTGGAAATTTTGCAGGAAACTATAGCAGGAACATAACAGACAATCCTACGTATAATAGAACCAGAAGTTCAGTTTATTCTAGGAGTAGTACATACGCTAGAACCTCAACCAGAACTCGCACAAGCTCTTACACTAGGAACAGAACCGCTAATCCAGTGAGGACATCCTCGTACTCTGGAACATACAACAGAAACAGGGTGAGTTCGTATACCAGAGATAGGTACTCTACATTCACTAGAACTTCTACAAGGTTAATGCACTTTGCAGGTAATACTCCTACAGAGACCGACTATACGAGAACTCGTGTATCCTCTTATCTCGGAAACTACACGGGTGAATACACAAGAGATCTATACTTCACAGGTAACCCAACATACAACAGGAATTTTGTGGGCGAATATGCGAGAACCAGCGTAGGAACATTTACTAGATCTTCTGGATACTCAAGAACCTTGACTTCTAACAGAACTAGAACCAGTGGATACTCAAGAACCTTGACTTCGACTAGAACTAGAACCAGTAATTACACCAGAGAAAGACAAAGCACGGCAGGGGAAAGTTACATCCGAACGTTTACAGGAAACTTTGTCGGAAACTATATCGGTAATTATACAAGGACTAGTGTCGGAACAAGCTCTGGAGTTTCTGAGGTCAAGTGGAAAGGTGAACAATTCCTCATGGAACTCCGTGTGGGATCTGCCGGAGAAGCATTGACTTTTGGACAGAACGACGCAAACTCCATCATACTTGATTCTAAAACATTTACATTGTTTGATAACGATGCAGGTACAGTTCTTGCGACTACAGGAGTCTCAGTATCGGACACAGACACCACTCACAAACTTCTTGTCGACTTCAAGTCCAGTGGCAATCAAGTTGCGAGTGCAAGGGTCACTACGGTTGTCGGTGGAGTGTCTTCGATTATGGCAGGTCCGTTTGATCTAGTAGATGGATTGAATGAGGTTACAGTAACCAATGCTCCTCAAGTTGTGTCGGGTGCAGTCGTTACCTACTATATACATGTGAACAATAACGGGACTTCCGGATACTGGGTGCCTGGCGGACAATACACCGTATCGCGTGTTTACACCAATGATAATGATGGACAAGATCCGCCGCCAGGAGGAACGCCAACAGATAGTGATGGAACAAATCCACCGGACGGTCCAACAGATCCGGGCAATCCAGATGGACCGGGCGATGAAACCCCAGATCCTGGCTCAGAATTCGATTAGAGATAAATACAATCATGGATAATTTAAAATACATTGCATACATCAATCCAAACACTGGTAAGATAGTACGATTGACTGTGCCGCAGTACAAGGCAGATCCTGAAGGACTAGATCAGGACGGTCACTTTGTTGTACACGTCAGCTCGGCAAACTTACCAGAGAACTGTGATGACTTGCGTTACTTCATGGACAATCACTGGTACGACACCGAAAATCACAAATTCATATTTGTCGGTCAACCATGCAACAGTTATGCGACTTGGAGTCTGGAGAAAGGATGGTGGGATTGGGATCCTGAACTAGTATATGCAGACATTCGTAAAACAAGGAATGCGTTGTTGAGTGCTTGTGATTGGACTCAACAAATGGATGTGCCTCTAAGTGAATCAAAACTCCAAGAATGGGTGACATACCGTCAACAACTGCGTAATATTACAGACAATTTACCAGATGATATTTTGTCAGTAAATGATGTGGTTTGGCCGGTCAGTCCATAAGAAAAAACAATTTGAGAACTATTGTAAAAAAGTGCGGGTACTTCAATCCCCGCACTTTTTTTTATTATAAATAACTACTGTCATTAACCACTTAAATCCTTTTAACTTAAAAGAGAGACGATATCGTGTCAGCATCTAGTATACCACTAAAAATTCAAAATGCTAATGGTGACCTACAGGAATTCACTCCATCGGATGAGTTGTATCTATCCTATGCAGTGGGAGAAGCGTTAGTTGCGGCCGCATCTAACGACGTTGGTAATATCAGTTTAACTGATGGCCAATCAATCGGTTCGTTTGTAGATTCTTACTACAATGAAATATCTGGTACCCACCCTGCTTCACAGATCACGGGTACCTCAGTGACCACCACTCTGAAGCAAGTGAGTGGCCCAGCAGACGAATCCGGTGCAGACTTTGTCCGCCCAGTAGGTTATTACGACGTTGCTCCAAACCCAGGCTTCTACGAAATGGTAGACGGGGATATGGACAACTTAGCAGGTCGTGTTCTATCTAACTTAGTACAGAACGACTATATCGGTACTTTCAAACTGTCCGCTACTCAACCAAGTGCAGACTATACAAAGTTTATTGACTCTGTATTCTCTGACACTCACGGTAACGGCGGTGCAGGTACCGTAGTAACAAACTACCACATTTGGATGCGTACTTCTATGACGGCAGTTGCTCCAGTTCGTCCAGTAGCGACAAGCTACGACGGTACTGGTTTCAACGGTCTACGTGAAATGACAGATGCCCAGATCCAGTATACACTAGGTCAACGCATCAAGTCACTTCGTGCTACTTCCGGAGCGATTGGTTCATACCAACTACGTTCAGCAGCACAAGGCGCACCAACAGTCCCAGGCACATGGGTGTCTGTAGGTACTGCACAGAACACACGTCGTACACCAGTTGACGTTGCATACGCAAGAACTCGCGTATCTTCATACAACCGTGCACGTGTTTCTGCATACACTCGTACTCGTGTATCTTCATACACGCGTGACAGTGTAGATAATTTTGCTCGTACCTTTGTAGGAGACTACACGGGTGCATACTCACGTGACTTCGTAGGAAACTACTCGCGTGACTTTGTTGGGAACTACTCACGTACTCGCCCATCATCGTACTCAGGTACATACGCACGTACTCGCGTTTCATCATATTCACGTACTCGCCTAACAGCGTTCACTGGATACTTCGCGGGAACTTACTCACGTGCTCGTGTTTCGGTTTACACTCGTAACCGCGTAACACCATTTACTGGTACATTCTCACGTAACCGTATATCATCATACACTCGTGGTCGTGTATCAACCTACTCAGATACATACTCGCGTAATCGTATATCATCATACGCTGCAGCTTATGTTCGTACTCGCGTATCTTCATACACTGGAACTTATTCGGGAACATACTCCCGTCTACGTGTCTCTGCGTATGCTGGAACATACACGCGTAACCGTGTTTCTTCTTATGCTGGAACATACACACGAACTCGTGTATCTACTTACGCAACTGACTTTACCCGCACCCGTGAAGAGAACTTCGCAGGGACTTACACTGGTTACTATACTGGCGTATTCTCTCGTGCTCGTGTATCAACATATACGCGTAACCGTGTAACAGGTTTCGCAGGTAACTTCATCGGAAACTACTCTCGCAACTTCCAAGGTAACTATTCACGTAACTTCGTGGGTAACTACTCTCGTGGATTTGCTGGTAACTACGTAGGTAACTACTCTCGCGTATCAACACGCACATCAACTCGCACACGTTACAGTGCTTACGCAAGAACACGCATCACTAACTACGTTGGTGACTTTGCTCGTGATCGCGTCACTAACTTTGCGGGTAACTTCGTGGGCAACTACGCTCGCACCTTCGTAGGTAACTACGGTGGTAACTTTATCGGAAACTACGCTCGTGACTTCGTTGGAAACTTCGTTGGTAACTACGCTCGCGCATATGTAGGTAACTACTCTCGCGGATTCGTAGGCAACTACGGTCGTAACTACCTTGGTAACTTTGTCGGTAACTACAGCCGTAACTTCCTTGGTGACTTCACCGGAAACTACGCTCGTGGTTTCGTCGGTGACTTCGTTGGAGATTTCGTAGGTAACTACGCACGTACTTCAACTCGTACATCGACTCGCACACGTTACTCGGCTTATGCTCGTACTCGCGCAACGAACTACACACGTAACCGTGGTTCTGCTTACGCTCGTACATCTACTCGTACTCGTTACAGTGCATACGCTCGTACTCGTGCGACAAACTATACAAGAACTCGTGGTTCAGCTTACGCACGTACTCGTATCACTAACTACGTTGGTGACTTCGTTCGTACATCGACTCGTAGCAGACCATCTACGTTCTCTTACGCACGTACTCTGTACTACGCAGGTAACTTCGTAGGCAACTATGGTCGTACTCGTGTAACTAACTACACTCGTGCTTCAGCGGTAGGTGTAACTTATACAGGTAACTACACACGTAACCTATACTACGTTGGTAACTACGCTCGTGGATACGCAGGTAACTACGTTGGTGATTATGCTCGTAACCGTGCATTCTCATACGTTGGTAACTATGCTCGTAACCGCGCATTCTCATATGTCGGTAACTACGCACGTACTCGTGTAACTAACTACACTCGCACATCAACTGGTACTGGCACATATACTCGTAACCGTCCGTACTCATTCGTAGGTAACTACACAAGAACTCGTGCGACGAACTATACTCGTACATCAACTGGTACTGGTACATATACTCGTAACCGTGCAGCTTCCTATGCTGGTGATTTCGCAGGTAACTTCACGGGTAACTTTACACGTACTGGATCATCGACTCGTGTTTCTACTGGTGGATCGGGTACCTACGTACAAGACCAATACCTAACGGGTAAAGGTGGTGATACTTACTGGGGTTGGAACGGATACTCGAACCAAGTTGAAATTAAACACAGACTGAAGGGTAACTTTACTGTCACTAGTGGTGTAAACGCTAACACTACTATGGTTACCGTTTCTACGGGTGAGACTTTCTGGCGTGGTAATGCAAGAACGAGTGGTACTTATGTACGTTACGGTCTGACATATTACCAAGACGGTACTACGGACTATACTGGTAACTTTACAAATACTACATCATATACTAGCACATCTACTCGCACATCAACACGCACACGTGCAGCTACTTACACAGGTAACTACGCACGTACTTTATACTACACTGGTGATTTCGTAGGTAACTTTGGTGGTACATATACCCGTACTCGTACTGGTAACTACACTGGTAACTACACTCGTACTCTATACTACACTGGTGATTTCGTAGGTAACTTTGGTGGTACGTATACTCGTACTCGTACTGGTGCATACACTGGCAACTACGCTCGTACTCGTACTGGTAACTACACTGGTAACTACGCACGTACTTCGACTCGCACACGTTACAGTGCTTACGCACGTACTCGCGTTGCGACAGGTACTTACACACGTAACCGCGCTGCGACACTATACTACACTGGTGACTTTGTAGGTAACTTCGCAGGTGCATACACACGCACATCAACACGTACATCTACTAACACTGGTTACTACACACGCACACTAACTTACGCAGGTAACTACGTGGGTAACTATGCGACAACGTTCACTGGCGACTTCGTCGGTAACTATACGCGTAACTTTGCGGGTGACTATGTTGGTAACTTCGTAGGTAACTATACACGTGGATTTGCTGGTGACTTCGTAGGCAACTACGCTCGCACATTCGTGGGTGATTTCGTAGGTAACTTCGTAGGTAACTATGCACGTGGATACGCTGGTAACTTTGCTGGCGACTTCGTCGGTAACTACGCACGTACTCGTGTAACTAACTACACTCGTACTCGTAACTCTGCGTACACACGTAACCGCACACAGAACTTTGCGAACTCTTACTCTCGCACACGTGAAACAAACTTCACTGGTTACTTCACACGTAACCGTGCATCCGCATACGCTCGTACTCGTTACAGCGCATACGCTCGCACACGTGTAACTAACTACGTCGGTGACTTCACACGCGATTCAACCCGCACATCTACTCGTAACCGTGGTTCGGCTTACGCACGTGATCGTGTAACCAACTTCGCTGGTAACTTCGTAGGAAACTACGCAACAACGTTTACCGGAGACTTTGTTGGTAACTACGCACGTGGATTTGCTGGTGACTTTGCTGGTAACTTTACTGGTGACTATGCTCGTACTTCAACGCGCACTCGTTACTCTGCATACGCACGTACTCGTGTATCTGCATACGTCCGCAACCGTGGATCATCATACACCCGTGACCGTGTAACTAACTTTGCTGGTGACTTCGTAGGCAACTACGCTCGCACCTTCACTGGTAACTACACACGTCAGTTCGCTGGTGAGTATGTTGGTGATTACGTAGGAACGTTCGCAGGTAACTACGTAGGCAACTTCAGCCGTGACTTCGGTGGAAACTACGTTGGTAACTACGCTCGTGGATTTGCTGGTAACTATGTTGGTAACTACAACCGTAGTTTCGCAGGTGAGTACACTGGTGCTTACTCTGGTGCATACTCTCGTAACTTCGTGGGTGACTACACAGGTAACTACAACCGTGGATTCGCAGGTGAGTATGTGGGCAACTACGCAACCACATTTACTGGTAACTACTCTCGTGGATTCTCCGGTCAGTACACACGCGACTTCGCAGGTGACTTCGTGGGTAACTACTCAAGAACATTTGCTGGTGAGTACACTGGTGCTTATGCGCGTGACTTTACAGGTAACTTCGTGGGTAACTACTCGCGTGACTTCGTCGGTGAGTACACTGGTGCTTACTCTCGTGACTTCGTAGGTAACTACTCTCGTGTCCGTGTATCTGCATACGCACGTATCAGACCATCTGCTTACTCAGGTGCATACACACGTGACCGTGTTTCTTCTTACCTAGGAAACTTCATCGGTAACTACTCTCGTGACTTTGGTGGTAACTACACCCGTGAGTTTGCTGGAAACTACGCACGTAGTTTCGTCGGTAACTACATCGGTCAGACCATCTCTGGTACAGAGACACACGTTACAGATGTGTACACACTATACGTAAGGGTTGCATAAGCGACCCTTCTATGTTATAATAGAAGTCTGAATATAGGTGGGTCTTCGGACCCACTTTATTAGTCATATACATAAAGTTAGAATTGAATTGAACCCTTTTGGAGAATGAGTAAATGAGTTATAGACGTTGGATGGACAACGCTTTTTGGGAAACAGAAGAAAAGAAAGAACTAAACTGTATCCTAGAAATGGAAGATGATGTGGGTCGTGTCACCCGTCAACAGATGATGTTGTCAAGACATGACCGTGATGGAAATCCTAACGAGTTGTTTGCAGAAGTTGTAGATGCGCTTGGTGAAGAGTTGATTGATAAGGAAACTACCGATCGAGTCGAACGCAAAGCTGCGGAGGCGGAAGAAGAGAAACAACGTGAGTTGGAACATCAAAAGGCAAGGAAACTTGAGAAACTGTTCAACTATAAACTAGAAGCGTTTGAGGTTGAAGAGATCAAGAACTCTAAGAACCGAAAGTTGAAGGCAAAATTGCGTCGTGCAAAATCAAAGATTGAAGTCGATATGTACTCAATCATGATTCTACAAGACCAACTAGAGGCCGAGACCGATGGAAAAGAGTAAAGGGTTTATTATCGTTGCGTCAAAGAAACGCAACTTTTATTTGTACGCAATCAATCTTGCAGAGTCTCTCAGGGACTACTATGAACCAGAAGAGGAATGCAAGATCTGTTTGGTGACTGAGGAACGATTCCTTGATGACCGTGGTCGAGATGTCGCAGACGATATTCTCTTATGTGACGATCACTACCGCGCGAAGTTGTGGGGAATGGCGAAATCGCCGTATGACCTAACGATGTATATCGATGCTGATATGGAAGTAGAACACGAAGACATCTGTAAAGTTTGGGATGAAATGAAAGATCACGATGTGGTCTTTACTGCTTTGACAGATGATCGTGACTACATATATGCAGAACGTGACTTCGACACCCCAGAGGGTGTTTCTAAGTTCACACTATGCGGTGCAGTATGTTTATATGATATGTCCAAACCGATTGTGCGTGAGTTCATGGATGATTGGTGGGACTTGACATTCAGACAGATGAATGACACTTGGTGGCCAGACGGGTATGCGGACAGTCTCAAATCTTGGGACCAGTTCTCACTCTGGTGGTTGACCGAGAAAGAAGAAAAGTATAAGGATCTCAAAGTTGGAATCTTTGATGACGACTTGAGATGGAACTACTACAACGCACTTAATTGGGCAATAACAAAACCAGAAACAGGGCCAGTGATTATCCGTCACTTCTCTGCTGGTCTTAATAAGGATACACCAATCGTATGACACAGTTAAACGACCAATATCTAAAGCACGTCGACGTTAAGAACCCTGAGTTGCTTGCGATTCTGGACAACTACGCTGGACTATCGAAGATTCCTGGCTTTGCAGAGAACTGTCACTGCACTTCCAAGGAACGTATTCGTCAGCGTAACTGGTACGTTGGACCAAAGTACATGCAAGAGATTGTAGATGAGGGAACGCAACACGAAGGTTTCCCAGATGAGATGGTAGGTTATAACTTTAAACTATCAGATCGCGCTCACCAGATGTTTGAAAAAGATGCGGATCCAATCTTCAAGCGTGACATGACGCACATGTTGTCAGATCTAAACGACAAGATGATGAACTTCCTGTCAGTCAAGCACAATGCGCTTGCAGCGGTATACCCACCAGGCGGATTCATTGCATGGCACAACAACGCTAACGCTCCAGGCTTCAACCTAATCTTCTCTTACTCAGAGAGTGGTTCGGGTTGGTTCGACTATATCCATCCGGAAACTAAAGAAGTTATCCGTTGCCAAGACAAGCCAGGTCAGTGGACTTGCAAGGCAGCATACTTCGGACACTACGGAGAACAAGAAAAACTAATGTACCACGCTGCATCTTCAGAAGATGATTGGCGCGTAACAGTTTCTTACGTCTTCGACTGGTCTGAGACTTCAGAAGAATTCCGTGAGATGGTCTTAGAAGACATCGCTTCAGAATAAAACAAAATATCACGCACCCTAAGTTGTATAAATAGACATAGAACGTTTATACACTTAGGGTCTTGATGACTATGGCAACTTACGAAGACTTCACAATCGATCAGGGTGCGGACCTAGCTCTACAGATAGAGTTAGTGAATCCGGACGGATCTAAAAAAGATCTTACTGGATATTCTGCTTCTGCGAAGATGAAGAAGACGTATAGAAGTGAGGAGTCTATCGACTTCACTGCCGTGATTCCCGATCCCGCACTCGAAGGGGTCGTCACACTATCCCTTACTAATTTACAAACCGACACTCTATCCACTCGTGGTAGATATGTCTATGATGTTGAGATTGCTTTCGTTGATGAAGAAGGTCACACTATCATAGAAAGAATACTAGAAGGTAAGATAAAAGTCAACCCTTCTGTCACGAGGTAACGACATGCCAATAAGAAGAGTAGGTGGTATCACAGGCGTAGCATCCATAAGTGGTTTTGGTTCTGGAACCAAAGTCAAGCGCGTCACTGTCGGCCGACCTATCAGTAATGTCGTACAGAATATCGGTGCAAACATCAAGACGTTTGATGGACTTGGTGATATTCCCAGTATTGAAGAGTTAAAACTGGGCGAGATTGGTATAAATACTCAAGACGGTAAACTCTATATCAAACGCGAGTATGATGGTGGGGTTCAAACGATTGTAGAGATTGGCGCTGTAGGAGATGAGAGTCTCTCTGCGACAACTACATTCAACGCATACATCTATACGTCCGATGGAACGTTAGAAGTTATATCTGGGGCAGACGACGTTGGGAACGTATTACAATACGACCCAGATCCTAATAGCCCATCAAGAATTCAAGTATATCTCAACGGTGTCTTACTCCATCAAGGAATTGACTACGTTGCGGATGACGGGAGTACTATCTCCCTAACACACATTGTAGACGCAGAACAAGTTGTACAAGTTGCCGCCTACAATTCAACTGGCGTTTCTTTTGGAAACGACCTCATCATAGATGATCACTTTGCCTTTATTGTAGGCACAAATGAAGAGACCCGATTCTATCATAACGGGACAGATACTATCATTAAGCACTTAGGGTTTAACGATAGTCAGTTCAAGATTCAACATGGGAATGATGATAGATTAATCATGGACGATGCGGGAGTCCAACTCTTAGGTAATTACTCACTGAACGGACAACCCGTTGCAAACCAAACGGAAGTAGATGCACTAAATGCAAGAATAGATGCTTTAGATTCTGACTTGCAAGATGTGACTGAACTATTACAGGAACTACTTCAGTTTAGATCCTAAAATAACTAACAGGTTAGAATCGTTTTTAGTATAAATAAAGACGTATATTAACCATCTGTAGTACTCCAAGATATGATCAATAATAAGTCCTTTAACAGGGTGCTTGCCGAAAGTCTGTTCAATCTGGCTAAAAATAAGCAAGACGAAGTTACTGCTACTCCAGGCCAGGAAACTCAGTTATTCGAACTTATCGAAGGTACCTCATCATCAACTAATGACCGCACTGTGATCCCTGAATCGCAGGCGTTCATTGCCCCAGGCGATACAGCCATATTCACATTGAACGGGACACCGGCACGTGATGACTTAATTGATGTATGGGTCAATGATGTACTTCAACATCCTGAAGAAGTATATGAAACCATTGGAGATACTATTCAATTTTTTGAGATCCCTCCGCAAGGAACGGACATCTACATAAAATTTCGTTAGTATATTATTAAACGTTTAATTCCAACACTAACCAACTAGGAGATAACCTAATGGCATTTAGGCAGATTAAATCCCCTGCATTAGCGGACAAGGCGGTACTCAATACCAAACTTGACGAAAGTGCTGTACAGGGACAATCAACCCTTCAAGGTATGGTAAATCCAGCTGACTGCTTTACTCTTCTTTACGATGTGGGTTCTGACTCACTAAAGAAGATTGGTGCAGACCAGTTTTTCGCTTCGTTCAGCACGTCTGACCTAGCGGAAGGTTCTAACCTATACTATACCGCCGATCGTGCTAATGCTGATGTCGCTGCTCAAATCGACGCAGACGTTCTAGTAGAAACACAACGCGCACAAGCTGCAGAAACACTACTACAGAACAACATCGACGCAGAAGCAAGTGCTCGTGCTCAAGCAGACGTTACCCTACAGGCTAACATCACTGCGGAAGAGACACGCGCGAAGGCACGTGAAGATTCAATCGAAGCTGCATACATTGCGGCAGATGCTGCATTACAGACACAGATCAGTAACTTCATCAATAACGTAGACAGCGATTCACTAGACTCTCTAGCGGAAATCGTAGAAGCATTCCAGAACGCGGACGACGCACTATCTGCTTCTATCATCGCAAACGCTACTGCAATCACAACCGAAGTTAACCGTGCTGTTGCAAAAGAAACAGAAATCAACGACCGTGTTACTGTCGAAATATCTCGCGCTCAATCAGCAGAAACTTCACTTGCTGGTCTAATCGGCGCGGAAGAGACTGCACGTATCGCTGGCGACAACGCACTATCTGCACGACTAGACACAGAAGAGACCAAGTCTACTTCTCTACAGTCTCAGATCACTGCTGAAGTCACTCGCGCTACTGGCGAAGAGTCACGTATCGAAGGTCGTCTTGACGGCGAGATCTCTCGTGCAACTAGCGCAGAAGCTGCAAACGCACAAAACATCCAAGATGAGATCGTTGCACGTGCAGTTGCTGACAACCAAGTTCGTACTGATCTAGGCGCAGACATCGTTGCGGCAGAAGCTGCGGCGAAGGCACACGCTGAGTCACAAGACGAAACAATGATCGGTGATGAGACTGTTGATGGTACTTCAGGTAACACAATCACAGATCGTATTGCAACTGCAAAAGCAGAAGCAATCACTGAATCAAGCAACTCAACTGCAATCGAGAACGCTGCACGTATCGCAGGCGACTCTGATCTGAACGCTCGCGTTGATCAAGAAATCGTTGATCGTCTTGCTGGTGACGCTGCTAACTCAGCAGAAGTTGCGGCAGAAAAGACACGTGCGGAAGGTGTTGAAGCAGGTCTACAATCACAGGTCGACTTCATCACATCAAACACTGATCCAGCGGCACTAGACTCACTAACAGAAATCGTTGGTGCGTTCCAGTCTGCGGACTCAGATATGTCCGCTCTAATCGCATCTAACACTACTGCGATTTCAAACGAAGCGACTGCTCGTTCGTCTGCTGACACTACTCTACAGGGCAACATTGATGCAGAAGCATCAACTCGTTCAACTGCGGATGCGGGTCTACAGTCTCAGATCGATCAGATCAACGTTGACATCAACGTCTCAACACAAGACGTACTAGATCAAGCGAAGGCATATACGGATCAAGAAGCTGATTCGCACATGGCGGAAGCTAAGCAACACGCTGACGCACAAGACACTGCACTAATCGGTGACGCATCTGTAAACGGTACTAGTGGAAACACAATCACTGACCGTATCGCAACTGCGAAGCAACAGGCAGTATCACACGCAAACGCAATCGTATCTACAGAAGAAGCTGCTCGTATCGCTGCTGACGATGCACTATCTCTACGTACAACAGTACTAGAAGGCGAGATGGATGCTGTCGAGACTCTATCTTCACAGAACGAAACAGACCTACGTGCAGAAGAAGTTGCACGTGCATCTGGTGACTCAGACCTACAAGCACAGGTCGATGCACTAAACTCCAACACTACAATCGAAGTTGATGATCTACAAGCACAGATCACTGCGGAAGTTACTCGCGCATCTACTGCGGAAGCAACAAACGCGGCATCTGTCGTTACAGAACGTCAACGTGCAGAAGGTGTTGAAGCAGGTCTACGCGCTGACATCAACACAAACATTGGTAACATCTCTACAAACGCAGGTAACATCACGATCGAGCAAGCTGCACGTATCGCTGGTGATGCGGCACTATCGACTCGCGTTGATAACCTAGAAGAAGGTTTCACAAACGTTGACTCTGATCTACAAGCTCAGATCTTCGCAGAAGTCGCTCGTGCATCTGGTGCTGAATCAGTACTAACTGCAACTGCAACTAGTCTACAAGGTCAGATCACTGACAACGATTCAGACATCCTTGCCCTACAGGGTCTAGTTGGTTCTGACGTACAAGATCTACAAGACCAGTTAGATGCAGAGGTTTCTCGTGCAACTACAGCAGAAGGTGTTAACGCTGCGGCAGTTGTGGCAGAGAAGAATCGTGCAGAAGGTGTTGAAGCAGGTCTACGTACAGACGTTGATTCTAACCAATCACAAATCACTGCAAACGATTCAGATATCCTTGCACTTCAGATCCTACAGGCATCTGATCACAACGATAACCAAGCACAGATCACTGCTGAAGTTAACCGTGCGACTGCCGCTGAAGGCGTCCTACAGTCTAACATCGATGCAGAACAGGCACGTGCTGAAGGTATCGAATCTGGTCTACGTACTGACGTAGATAGTGTACAGGCGCAGGTTACTGCAAATGACTCTGACATCCTTGCTCTACAAAATCTACAATCAGGTGACGTTACAGACCTACAGAACCAGTTGGACGCAGAAATTGTTCGTGCTACTGGTGTTGAAACTGGTATCCGCACAGACCTAACAACTCTTGAAGGTCGTGTTGACTTTATCGTTTCTAACGAAGATGGTGCGGCACTAGACTCACTAACAGAAATTGTTGGTGCGTTCCAAGACGCAGACTCAGATCTACAAGGTGTTATCGATGCTAACGGTGGTCGTCTAACTACCCTAGAATCAGAAATGGACGCAGTCGAACTACGTGCTACTGACCTAGAAGCAAAAGACGTTGCTCACACTAACCGACTAAACGGTTTAGATTCTGATCAGATCGTACAAAACACTCGTTTGAGCGGTGTTGAAGGACGTGCTACTGCACTAGAAACCAAGCAAGGTTCTGCACTTCTACACACAACTGCAACAAACGTTTCTGACGCGATTAACGAACTACACGCAGAGATCGATGGCGAAGCTGCTGATCTAACTGCACTAGAAGCTCGTGTAACCACAGAAGAAGCAAACGTTGACGAACTACAAGCAGAAATGGATGCCGTCGAAGCACGTGCAACTGCTCTTGAAGGTCGCGCAACTGTAAACGAAGGTGACATCGATGACCTAGAAACTAAGGTCGGAACTGCATCTCTTGCAACTGTTGCAACTGATCTATCTGCTGCAATCAACGAACTACACGCTGAACTAGACGTAGAAGTTGGTGACCTAACATCACTAGAAGGTCGCGTAACTACTGCTGAAGGTGAGATCGATACACTGCAATCAGAAATGGATGCAGTCGAAGGTCGCGCAACTTCACTAGAATCACGCATGACAACTGAAGAAGGTCACGTTGACGTTCTACAGGGTCAGATGGGTTCACAAGTACTAACAACAACTGCATCAACTGTTACTGCTGCTGTCAACGAGTTACACGCTCAGACAGACGTAGACGAAGGTCGTATCTCTACCCTAGAAGGTGAGATGGACGCGGTTGAAGGTCGTGCAACTTCACTAGAGACTCGTGCTACTGCGCTAGAGACAGAACAGACACTACAAGCTGGTCGTCTAACTGTCAACGAAGCAGACATCGACGCTCTTGAATCGAAGGTCGGTGCTGAAGCATTCGACACAACTGCACAGACAATCTCTGGTGCTGTGAACGAAGTTCACGGTGAACTAGACGCAGTTGAAGGTCGTATGACTGCTGCTGAGTCTCGTGCTGACGCGGACAGTGACGCTCTTGTACAAGAGATCGCTGATCGTACTGCTGCGGACACACAGATCCGTATTGATCTAGCTGCTGATCGTACAACTGACCAATCAGACTACATCGCACGTGACGCGGTTGTCCTTGCATCTGCACAATCATACGCAGAAGCAGAAGCGGACGACGCAGAAGCTGCTGCTAAGACATACGCAGATGGCATCGTTGCGAACGAAGCTGCACTACGTTCTGGTGCTGATGCAACTCTACAGGGTAACATCGACGCAGAAGCAACTGCACGTCAAATTGCTGACAACGGACTAGACTCACGTCTAACAGTTGTTGAGACAGAGATGACTGCAACTCAACTTGCTGCTGGTGTAAACGCTGATGGTACTTACAACACACCAACAGGTTCTAACTACCTAGACGCATCTACATCTCTATCAGATGCAGCTGCGAAACTAGATGCGGCAATCAAGGCAGTTGACAACACACGCAACTCTGGCACTAACAATCTACAATCACAGATTGATGCTGAGATCGCACGTGCTACCGCTGCTGAAGGTGCAAACACCGTACTAATCAACGGTGAGATTGCTCGTGCAACTAGTGCGGAATCTGACCTAGGTGATCTGATCACAACTAACGCTCAGTCAATCGCTGCAGAAGCTGCACGTGCGCAGGGTGTTGAGACATCACTACAGTCACAGATCGACTTCGTCGTATCTAACACTGACTCTGCTGCACTAGATTCTCTAACAGAGATCGTTGCTGCACTTCAGTCTGGTGATGGTGATCTACTAACTCTAATCCAAACTAACCAAACAGACATCGCTACTAACGCTTCTGGACTTGCACAAGAGATCACTGATCGTGCAGCACAGGGTGCGGCGATTCGTGGTGAGTTCGCTGCTGCGGACGCAACCCTACAGACTCAGATCGACGGTAAAGTCGCTAAGTCTGGAGACACCATGTCTGGTTCTCTATCAATGGGTGGCAACAAAGTCACTTCAGTCGCTAACGGTACAGACCCACAAGACGCAGTAAACAAGGGTCAGTTGGATGCAGGTCTTGCTGCACAACACATCTCGCAGTTCTCAACTACAGATGTTGCCGAAGGTGATAACCTATACTTCACAACTGCTCGTGCACGTGCCTCAGTATCTGCGGTCGACACTGCTGGTGAAGGTAAGGTATCTTACGATCCATCGACTGGTGCATTCTCAGTTGACACTGCTAAGTCTATCCTAGAACTAGTAGACGTTGCTGATTCATCATACGACGGTAAGAACGGTTACGTTCTACGTGTAACTAACACGCTAGACGGAATGTCTCTACAGGATCCAACTCAGTTGGCATTCAACAACGCACAGCGTCAGACAATGGCTGGTGACGGTGCACAGACTACATTCGCACTAGACTTCTACACGCAAGACCAAAACGCAATCGTCTTCGTTGGTGGTGTTATTCAGGATCCAGGCGTACACTACAACATTGATGCGATCAACCAGTTGATCACATTCAACGCTGCAATCCCAGTTGGTACACAAGCGGTTGTAATCGCTCAGTCTACTAACTCGGTTGGTGTACTAGATCCTAAGTCGGTAGGTCTGGAAACTCTTGCTGATAACATCAAGGTCTTCGAACAGGGTAACGACATTGTCGCTGGAACTTCTGCTACTGTAGTTTCTGCATTCAACAAGTCTCAGTACCGTTCTGCGAAGTATGTTGTAACAGTAGAGTCAGGTGGTGAATTCGAAACTCGTGAGGCACTAGTTGTCCACGATGGAACATCCGCTTACATCGTTGAGTATGGTGTCGTATTCACTGGTTCATCATTCCTAGGTGATACAGACGTACAAGTTAACGGAGAAAGTATCGAACTACTATACACCGCTGAATCAGCAGGTGCGGTAGTTTCTGTCTCAGTAACTTACGTTGACGCATAAGGAACTTTGGTAATAGTCGGGGGAGGGATCAGCTCTCCCCCTCCATTAAAATTCTAAAAGGTAAACAAAATGTCTACAAATAAGAAATTTAGAATACAGAACGGCGTTGACGTATCGAATGGTGACATCTCTATCAACGACGTAACTGTAATCGGCGCAGACGGTAAGGTTGTACCTGCCGCGATCGCCGATGCTGTTGCAGGTCTGACTTCTTCTGACATCGCAGACCTACAAGCGCAGGTAAGTGCTATTCTAGGGACTTCCCCAGAAACACTTGACACGCTTCAGGAAATCGTTGCGGCATTTGAAAGTGCAGATAGTTCTTTAACCACATCTGTCGCTGCAAACTCTGCGGCAGCTGCTCAGAACGCAACTGACATCGCAACAATCAACACTACTCTAACGAACGGTGTTGCAACACCAACAGACGTTGCTGACCTACAAAGTCAAGTAACTTCTAACGACACAGACATCGCAGCTAACGCGGCGGCAATTGCTGCTGCAAACGCACGTACTTCTGGTATCAGCACATCTTCAGGTTCATCTAACATTCAGATGACTGCTGATGTCGACATGGACGGTAACGCAGTTACTAACATGGCTGACCCAAGTTCTGCACAAGATGCGGCAACTAAGGCATACGTTGATGCGGCATCAACTTCTTCAGGTAGTGATCTATCTACAGAAACTGCTGCACGTATCGCGGGTGACGTTGCAAACTCAAACGAAGTAAACGTTGAGACTGCACGTGCGGTTGCGGTAGAGGGTTCTCTACAGTCACAGATCGACTCAGTATCATCAACAGGTGTATCTGGTCGTCAGTCACTACAAGACGCAATCGACGCAGAAGAAGCTGCTCGTATCGCTGCAGACGCTGTCCTACAGTCAAACATCGATGCAGAAGCAAGTGCTCGTACTGGTGCGGACAACACTCTACAGTCTAACATCGACACAGTATCTGCGGCAGTATCTGCAATCACTAACGGTTCACCAGAAACACTGAACCAGTTGACAGAACTAGTTGCTGCATACGAAGGTGCTGATGCAAGTCTACAAACTCTGATCGATAACCTAGGTGGTGACGCATCTGCCCTAACAGGTCGTGTATCAACCCTAGAATCAGAGATGGATGCGACTGAAACTGCGACTTCATCTAACACTGCTGCAATCACTGCGGAAGCAGTTGCTCGTACGGCGGCGGATGACGATCTACAAGACGCAATCGACGCGGAAGCAAGTGCTCGTGCAGCGGCAATAACTGCTGAGACAGGTTCTCGTCAAACTGCGATCACTGATGAGACTAACGCTCGTATCCTTGCAGATAACGGTCTACAGTCACAGATCGATGCGCTAGACAACTCAACAACTGGTGACAAGTCTAACCTACAAGCACAGATCACGTCTAACGATAACGACATCACTTCACTACAGACTGCACTTTCCGCAGAAACATCTGCACGTGAAGCTGCTGATCTATTAATGCAAGACGACATCGATGGTGAGGCGACACACCGTCAAGCTGCTGATGCTGCATTACAGTCAGATATCGATGATGAAGTTGCGGCACGTATCGCTGCGGTTGATGCGGAAGCGCAACAACGTAACGCTGCTGACTCAAGTCTGCAAAACCAGATCAACAACATCATTTCTAACACTGACTCCGCTGCATTAGATTCTCTAACAGAGATCGTTGCTGCATTCCAGTCTGCTGATGGTTCGATCACAGGTGTTGTTAACTCTAACACATCTCGTATTGCTTCTTTGGAAGGTGCACAAGCAGGTATTCTTGCATGGAACACTGATAACGTATCAGAAGGTTCATCGAACCTATACTTCACAGACGCACGTGGTAAAGCATGTGTCGGTGCGGATGCGGGTTCATGCCTAGACTACGATCAGGCTGCTGGTAAGTTCTCACTAGATCTAACAGAGACTGCCGGTGCTCTAGTACCAGACAACTCATCTAACGCGGACAAACTAGACGGACAACACGGTTCACACTACCGTATCGATGTCTACGATGTCAACGGTTCTGTTGTCAACTAATCCAAGTTCTTAGAACTTCGATGAAAGAGGGAGTCTTCGGACTCCCTTTTTTTATGTCTATAAATAAAATCGTATAAATAGAGAGACACACACGTAACTTCGAGACACATTAGATGTACGCTACTGACAGAGAAGAACTAATCGAGTATTGCCTACGTGCACTGGGACACCCAGTCGTAGAGATCAATATCGATGACGAACAATTAGATGATCGTGTTGATGAGGCACTCCAATGGTTCCGTGAGAACCACCCAGATGGGTCGAAGAGATACTACCTCAAACATCAACTAACGCAACAGGACATCGACACACAGACCGTAGATCTACCGGACGACCTTGATTTGACTGCGGTGGTACGTATGTTACCAGTCACCCTTTCGAACTCTCAGGGGTGGTTTAGTGACGCGTGGCAGTACCTCCAGTATACCATATCAGACTTCACTCGTGCAAACGGAGTGTTGGGTGATCTGGCATATTACGAAGGTATGCAACAACAACTATCACTGCTCGACATGAAGTTGATGGGTCAACCACAGATGACCTTTGATCGACAGTATAATCGTGTGAATCTACTTGTTTCTAAAACGAAACTAACAGCGGGAGACTTCGTCGTGTTCGAGGTCTATGGTATTCGCAGTCCGGACGATACGGTATCCGAATACAACAACCTATGGAACCACCGCTTCCTGAAAGAATACACAACCGCGCTGATCAAACGTCAGTGGGGTATCAACCTAATCAAGTTTGACGGTATGCAGTTGCCTGGCGGGGTCACTATCAATGGTCGTCAAATCTATGATGACGCAATCGCAGACATCGACAAGATCATGGAGAAGTTCCGATTGGAAGAGGACGAAGGTCCAATGTTCTTTATGGGGTAAACCATGGCGACTAATCCATATATCAGTCAGAAGAACCGATCCGAACAGAGTTTGTATGAGGACTTGATTATCGAGTCCATCAAGTTCTACGGTCAGGATGTGTACTACCTACCGCGTGAGATCGTGGAGAAGGAAGACATCTTCCTAGACAGCATCCAGTCTCAGTTCGGTGACGCATACAAGGTCGAGGTCTACATCGAAAACGCAGAAGGTTTCGATGGAGAAGGGGACATCTTTACCAAGTTTGGTATTGAGATCCGTGACCAAGCCACCTTTGTCATCGCACGTCGTCGATGGAGAGAACTGGTCGGTGACCGTCTTGCCGATGCGCAGTTCCGTCCACGTGAGGGTGACGTAATCTACCTACCTATGTCTGAATCACTATTCCAAGTGATGAAGGTAGAGACAGAAACTCCGTTCTACCAGTTGTCGCAACTACCTACGTTCCGTATGCAGTGCGAGTTGTTCGAGTTCTCAGACGAAGACTTCGACACTGGCATTCCGGATATCGACAACATCGAGGTCGAGGGTGCGTTTCAGTACGAACTACAGATGCCTCCAAGGGTAGCGGACGACGAATCATACTACCTAGTGGGTGAGGACGTTCAACAGGTGTTCGACGACTACATACTAAATGGCGAAGTCACTTCGTGGAATAGTGACACTCGCATGTTGAAGATCGCACATACAGGTGCGACCGATGGTAAGTATCACGAGTGGGCGACGGATCGTCCAGTTGTTGGACCAAACGCGTCTATGACTCCGGTCTCACAAGACGAAGGTGTCAACGAGATACAGGTCGACGCACAGAACAAAGTATTCAATGATTGGGAAGGAGACTTCCTTGACTTCAGTGAGTCGAATCCGTTTGGAGATATAATCTAATGATGGGTGGACACTTCTATCACAAGCGTGTGCGCACATGTGTTGCGTTGTTCGGATCTATGTTCGACGACATGTACATACTACGAACCGCTGCGGACGGCAAGGTGTTGTCTCAGGTCAAGTTGCCTCTGACATATGCGCCGCGTAGGAACTTCATCTCACGACTAGAGGAGATGAGTAGGGGAGAACAGTCCGAACGTAAAGTCGCACTCAAGCTACCTCGCATGTCTTTTGAAATCGTATCTATTACATACGATGCAGCAAGACAGTTACCAAAGGTCAATCAAGTAAGCGTAACCAGTACATCTGACGGAAAACGTAAAGATGTTTTCTGCGGTGTCCCCTACAAGGTTGGTTTCGAACTGAACATCTACGCTAAATCCCAAGACGATGCATTGCAAGTGGTCGAACAGATATTACCATACTTTGCCCCTCAATATACTTTGGCAGTAAAACCATTCTCTGACTATCCGGACATCAAAGAAGACATCCCTATTGTCCTAACAGGTTTGAACTTCTCAGACGACTTTGAGGGTCCGATCGAACAGAGACGAACCATCATATACACTCTATCCTTTGATATGAATGCGAACTTCTATGGTCCAGTGAAGACTTCATCACAGATTCGCGAAGTAAATACAGAGCTTAGTGCGATAGTCTCCGATACAGGAGATACAGATTTCCTAAGTAATGTACGTGTGACACCAGACCCGATCGACGTAAGTCCGGACGGAGACTTTGGTTTTAATATAGAGATAAATGATGACAGACAGTCATAACCCCCCAACGATTATCACGGACGATCAACGAAAGAACTTTGTCCACGAACAGGACTACGAGTACTCCCGTGATACCTACTATGATCTAATCGAGAAAGGTCGAGAATCGCTTGACCTAATGATTCAGGTCGCGCGTGAATCAGAACATCCCCGAGCATTCGAGGTGTTGTCTAATATGATAAAGGACATCGCTAATGTCAACGACAAGCTGATGGAACTTAACAAGAAACAAAAAGAACTGTTGCAAGACGAAAAACCTAAAGAGACAAACACCACGAATAACAATCTGTTCATCGGGTCGACAACTGAACTCCAGCGTTTCCTATTGGGGGACAAGGATGAGAAGGTCATAGACCAAGACGATGAGTAGTTATAGTAAGAACTCCTATCTAGGTAATCCTCAGATCAAACGAGATGGTGTCGCAGAAGAATGGGACGCCACGAAACTCCGTGAGTATAAGAAATGCATGGAGGATCCATCGTACTTTTGTAAAAAATATGTGAAGGTAATCCACCTAGACAAGGGTCTTGTTCCCTTTGATCTCTATCCGTATCAGGAAGACATGTTCGACCACTTCGAGGAGAATCGATTTTCCATTGTGCTTGCGTGTCGTCAGTCTGGTAAGTCAATCAGTTCAGTTGGATACATTCTGTGGTATGCTCTGTTCCATCCGGAGAAGACCATTGCGATCCTCGCAAACAAGGGTGCGACTGCACGTGAGATGCTTGCACGTGTAACCTTGATGTTGGAGAACTTACCGTTCTTCTTACAGCCGGGATGTAAGGCGCTCAACAAGGGGTCGATCGAACTATCGAACAACTCGCGTATCGTTGCCGCGGCAACCTCTGGTTCGTCGATTCGTGGTATGTCGGTCAACCTACTATTCCTAGATGAGTTTGCGTTCGTAGAGAACGCGGCAGAGTTCTACACCTCAACCTATCCAGTGGTATCATCTGGTACAGACACCAAGGTTATCATCACGTCTACTGCAAACGGTATTGGTAATACCTACCACAAGATCTGGGAAGGCGCAGTCCAAAACGTAAACGAATACAAACCATTCCGTGTGGACTGGTGGGACGTGCCTGGGCGAGATGAGAAGTGGAAAGAGGAGACCATCGCGAATACATCCCAACTCCAGTTTGATCAGGAATTTGGGAATACCTTCTTCGGGACGGGTGACACGTTGATCGAGGGTAATACCCTGTTGGATCTACGTGCGCGACAACCAATAAATCTACTGGAAGGTGGGGATCTCAAGGTATATGAGAAACCCGTAAAGGATCATGAGTATATCATGACCGTGGATGTAAGTAAAGGTAGAGGTCAGGATTACTCGACATTTACGGTAATCGATGTATCACAAAGGCCATTCAAGCAAGTGGCTGTATATCGAAACAACAATATTTCTCCCTTGCTCTACCCAAACATTATTTATAAATATGCGAATCTTTATAATGAAGCATTATGTGTCGTAGAGAACAACGATGCAGGTATGCTCGTTGCGGTCGGTCTCTATCAAGACTTAGAATATGAGAACATGTTCTTGGAGTCCGCAATCAAGTCCGACGCGATCGGTGTGACAATGACTCGAAAGGTTAAACGCATCGGGTGTTCTTCTATTAAGGACATTCTGGAAAACAACAAATTAGAAGTAGTCGATGAAGAAACAATCCTAGAGATATCGACGTTTGTGTCTAAAGGGGTTTCCTTTGAGGCGAGTGACGGGAACCATGACGACTTGATGATGAATCTAGTGATGTTCGGATACTTCGTCTCCACCCAATCCTTCGGAGATAACTTCGACATGAACATCAAGAACCTTCTGTTCGAAGAGAGAATGGCTCAGATCGAGGAAGACCTGCCGCCGTTCGGTATCATCGACGATGGGAGAGATCAGGTCGAAACGCCGTCGGTAGATGGTGCAGAATGGACGAACTTTCAGACCCCGTTCGATGCAAATTACGGTGAAAACTGGTAAGTTATAAATAGTGTTATTGACGATATTACTCCGTATTATGTTTAACTTATTATACCTTAACTAGAAGGATACAATCATGGCTCTTATTTCACAGGCATCTCCGCATGTCCAGTTGAAAGAAATCGATCTGTCGGGAACTGTCCCAGCGGTCACTTCTACAACTGGCGCATTCGTCGGAGACTTTGCGTGGGGCCCTTCAAACGAACCAGTTCTTGTCGGTGACGAATCAGAGCTAGTTTCTAAATTCGGGTCTCCAAAGGACGGAAGTGACTCAAAGGATTTCCTTGCAGTCGCTCAGTTCTTAAAGTATTCGGGTAGTGCGTTTGTAACTCGTGTAAACGGTGGTGTTCGTGCAGAAGACGATGTAGTCTCTGCAAAACACGTCGGTACAAAGGGCAACAAACTATCCGTAACAGTTTCGGGCGTAAGCCCAGACTTATCAGTCACTGTCTCATATGACGGTGAGTCAGTCGAATCATTTGACTTCCTAAGTGCAACGGTCGGTGACGAACGTTATGCAGTCGAGTACGTAAACCGTCGTTCAAACTGGATCTCTCTATCAGATGTACCAGTAGCGGCAACTTATGACCTAGAAAACGGAACAGACGTTGCAGGCAGTAACCTTGCGGCGATCGAAAGTGCATACGGCGATGTTGATCAAATTCAGATCGACTTCATTTGTGCGCACAACGTTCCAAACAACCAAGTATCAAACGTTGTTCAAGTTGCAGAAAATCGCATGGACTGTGTTGTTGTTGCATCACCAGATCAAGCACCTTTCACTGCACAACACGTTATTGATTGGGCAGTTACAAAGCCTTCGTCTTCATATCTAATCATGGACGGTAACTGGGTTCAAGTTTACAACAAGTATGAAGACCAGTACGAAATGATCCCAGCATGTTCATCAACTGCGGGTATCATGGCGGCGTCTGACCTAGATTCTGCACCTTGGTTCTCGCCTGCGGGAACGCGTCGTGGTCAGTACTTCGGCGTATCAGCACTTTCGTTCAATCCAACGAAGTCTGATCGTAACGCTATGTATGAAGCGCGTGTCAATCCAATCGTGTCTATGCCAGGTCAAGGAACCGTACTATTCGGTGACAAGACTGCGTTATCACGTCCATCTGCATTCGATCGCATCAACGTCCGTCGACTATTCCTAGTCATCGAACGTGCAATCGGTGAAGCTGCAAAACAAGTTCTATTCGAACTAAACGACGACTTCACTCGTGCAGAGTTCACAAACATCGTAGAACCATTCCTACGTGAGATTCAGGGTCGTCGTGGTATCACAGACTTCCGTGTAGTTTGTGACGAAACGAATAACACACCTGCTATAATCGATCAGAACCAATTCATCGCGTCTGTCTTCATCAAGCCAGCACGTTCAATCAACTACGTCACTCTCAACTTCGTCGCAGTCCGTACTGGTGTCGAATTTGAAGAAGTTGTCGGCACTGTATAAGGAGATTGAACATGTCACTTAGAGTAGACGATTTTAAAGCAAAACTAAAAGGCGGTGGTGCACGTTCTAACTTATTTCGTGTCATCCTAAACTACCCTGCGTATGCTGGCGGAGATTCGGAACTAACTTCATTCATGTGTAAGGCATCACAGTTACCTGCATCAACAGTAGCTGCAATTGATGTTCCTTTCCGTGGTCGTGTCCTAAAGATTGCGGGTGACCGTACATTCGAAGACTGGAACGTAACGGTAACCAACGACACAGGTTTTGAAGTTCGTGACGCAATGGAACGCTGGATGAATGGCATCAATGGTCATAGTGCAAACTCAGGTCTAACAAGTCCTATTGCATACCAAGCGGATATGACTGTAGAACAACTTGACAAAGACGGAAGCGTACTAAAGTCGTACACATTCCGTGGTGCATTCCCAATCAGTGTCGCATCAATTGAGTTATCATACGACTCAAACGACGCGATCGAGGAATTCCAAGTTGATTTCGCAATCCAATACTGGGAGTCAAATACCACTAGTTAAAGGTATTATAAGTAAGTTTGATGGGGGTGCCTTGCACCCCCTTATACTTGAACTGAGGATCCTATGGCAGATAATGACTCAAACGTTTTCTCCGCGTTCGGTTTCGAACTGAAGAGAACATCTAAAGAAAAAGATGAAAAGAAGGTAACGTCTATCGTCCCTAAAGTGGATGAGGATGGTGCTGGTTACGTCACCGCGTCGGGTTCGTACTTCGGACAATACATCGACATGGAAGGCGGTTCTGCAAAAGATAATCACGGACTCATCACTAAGTATCGACAGATCGCGGAACATCCGGAAGTCGATGCTGCAATCGAAGACATCCTAAACGAATCTATCGTTGCGGGTGAACTAGAATCTACTGTTGCGTTGAACCTAGACAAGGTCGACACTTCAGACAAAATCAAAAACACATTACTCGAAGAGTTCGACAACATCGTTGCGATGTTGAACTTCGAGGAATACGGTCACGACATGTTCCGTTCATGGTATGTCGATGGTCGTCTATACCACCACCTTGTGGTCGACACAGACAATCCTAAGATGGGGGTCCAAGAGATCCGTCCGATCGACGCTGCAAAGATCCGCAAGGTCAAAGAGGTGAAACACAAAACAGATCCAGCAACTGGCGCGAAACTGGTAGACAAAGTAAACGAGTTTTACATCTACCAAGACAAAGGCGGTACAGGCACTGGTGTCAAGTTGACCTCTGATTCTGTTTCGTATATCACTTCAGGTCTACTGGACAACTCAAAGAAGCGTGTCCTATCCTACCTACAGAAAGCAATCAAACCCGTAAACCAGTTGCGCATGATGGAAGATTCGTTAGTCATCTATCGTATGTCTCGCGCACCTGAACGTCGTATCTTCTACATCGACGTGGGTAACTTGCCGAAGGGTAAATCAGAACAATACATCAAGGACATCATGGCGCGTTACCGCAACAAGATCGTCTATGATGCGAACACGGGTGAGATCAAGGATGATCGCAAGCATATGTCAATGCTTGAGGACTTCTGGTTACCACGTCGTGAAGGTGGTCGAGGAACAGAGATTAGTACACTGCCAGGCGGTGAGAATCTTGGTCAGATCGATGACATCATTTATTTTCAAAAGAAGTTGTACCGTTCACTGAACGTACCTCTATCACGTCTCGAACAGGAACAACAGTTCGCACTAGGTCGTGCGACAGAGATCAATCGTGATGAGGTGAAGTTCCAGAAGTTCATCGATAGGATTCGTCGCAAGTTCGGAAACCTATTCACGGGTATCCTGCGTAAGCAGTTGTTGCTGAAAGGTATATGTACTGAACAGGACTGGGAGTCGTGGAAGAACCACATCCAGATCGACTTCAACCGTGACAACCACTTTGTCGAATTGAAGGAAGCAGAACTATTGCGCGAACGACTACAGACTATGGACCAGATTTCCACATACGTAGGAGAGTACTTCTCACGTGAGTGGGTTATGAAAAACGTCATGATGTTTAATGATGAAGACATTGCAGAGATGGCGAAACAAGTCGAAGCCGAGAATGAGAACGGCGACGATATGGATGATGACTTTTAAGGAGTATATGTAATGAGCGAAACTGAAACAGTTGAACTATCACCAACAGAAAATCTAATCAACGCACTAGAGGTCGGCAACTTCACTTCCGCCGAGGATCTATTTAACACCCTTATGCAAGACAAGGTGCAAGACGCACTTGATGCGGAGAAGGTTAGTGTTGCGGGTCAGATCTTCAATGGTGTTGAAACAGAAGATTTAGAAGTAACCGACGAAGAAATCGACGCGGCGCTAGAGTCTGACGACTTCGAAGACGTGGAGTTCGGTGAAGAAGCGGACGATTTCGAATAAAATCGTGGTTAAAAACTTTTTGTGTATAAATACTCCAATAGGGAGACAAGAATGAAAACTTTTCAAGAAATTCGTGAAGCAAAGGACAAGGTCGTCTTCAACAAGAAGATGTCTGGTTATCCTGTTGTTATCACCAAGACACCGAAGGGTTTTCACCTAACGATCGACGGAGACTCTGTCGATACGTTTAAGTCACAGAAAGAAGCGGAGTCTACCGCTAAACAAGTCCTGAAGGACTTAGGAAAATAAAATGAAACTGATTAGCGAATTCGTAGAAAACGACATTGAATGCATCGTTGAAGCCAAAGAGAACGGCGAGAAGAACTATGTCATTGAAGGTGTATTCGCTCAGGCAGACAAAAAGAATCGTAACGGACGTATCTACCCAAAACCAATTATGGAGAATGCGGTAAATACGTATGTTGAAAATCAGGTTAGCAAAAAACGCGCGGTCGGTGAATTGAATCACCCAGAAGGCCCGACTGTTAACTTGGATAAAGTTTCTCACCTCATTACTGACTTGAAATTTGAAGGAAATGATGTGGTTGGAAAGGCGCAAATATTGGACACCCCAATGGGTCAGATAGTGAAAGGTCTCTTAGAGGGCGGTGTTCAACTAGGTGTGTCAACTCGTGGAATGGGAAGTCTTGAGAGTAAAAACGGCGTAATGTACGTCAAGGATGATTTTATTCTTGCTACGGTAGATATCGTACAAGATCCATCGGCACCGGAAGCATTTGTTAATGGGATTATGGAAGGTGTAGATTGGGTGTGGAATAACGGAATCCTAGAACCTCAAGCTATTGAAGATATAGAGACTGAAATTAAGCAAGCACCTATCGCACATCAACCTGAAGTGCAGATTCGTGAATTCAAGAATTTCCTCTCGTTAATCAAATCTAAACTATAAGGAGTCACTATGACTGATTTAAATAAAGCAGCAGAAAGTGAAATCCGCGATACCGAGATTGAAACTAACGAAATCGTGGAGGAAACTCTCGAAGAAGCAGCTCCAGAAAACAAAGATGCAGTCACAGAACCAGAAGCGCAATCTTCGGTCGACAAAGCATCGGACGCTGCTCCAAAGGCTACCCCACCAAAAACCAAAGCAGGCATGATCAATGCTATGTTCAGCAAACTAAATACTTCATCAAAAGCAGACGTACAAGCTGCTTACGAGAAGATGTATGAAGGTGCTGAAAGCGTTGACGCTGAACTTGCAGTTGAGGAAGTAGATACTGCTTCTGAACTTGCTGCGATTGTTGAAGGTGAAGCGACTCTATCTGAGGAGTTCAAGCAAAAGACATCTGTAATCTTCGAAGCGGCTGTAAAGTCAAAGCTATCTGAAGAGATCACACGTCTTGAAGAGAACTACGCGGTAGAACTTGCTGAAGAAGTCGAAACAATCAAAACTGACCTAGTCGGTAAGGTTGATTCATACCTAAACTATGTAGTTGAAACTTGGATGGAAGACAACAAGGTTGCTATTCAGAACGGTCTACGTACTGAAATCGCAGAGTCTTTCATGAACAACATGCGTGACCTATTCGTAGAGTCATACATCGAAGTTCCAGAAACCAAGGTCGACCTAGTTGACGAACTTGCAGGACAAGTAGAAGAGTTAGAAGAACGTCTAAACAACACTACTGGTGATGCAATTTCACTAGCTGAAGAACTTGAAACTTATAAGCGTAACACTATCATCGCTGAGGCATCACGTGATTTAGCAGATACACAAGCGGAGAAGCTAAAGGGTCTCCTAGAAAGCGTTGACTTTGAGAACGAAGAATCTTTCGTTGCTAAAGTAAACACTGTCAAGGAATCATACTTCTCAAAAGAAATCCCAGAGCAACTTGAAGAATCTGTCGAAGAATCGGCAGAGGAAGAAGTAGAGGTTTCATCTGTAATGGAGAACTACCTACACGCTCTTCGTAAAACCACTAAGCAATAAGGAATAGTAAAATGCAATCATTCGATACATTGATTGAGAAGTGGTCACCAGTACTTAACGAAGAATCTGCTGGCGCGATCACTGATCCACTACGTAAGGCAGTAACTGCTGCCGTCCTAGAAAACCAAGAAAAGGCTCTAATGGAAGAGCGCGCTGCAACAGCAGGTTTTCTAGCAGAAGCACCAACTAACGCAACTGGCGGTGCTGTCGCGAACTGGGATCCAGTTCTAATCTCACTAGTACGTCGCGCAATGCCAAACCTAATGGCATACGACCTATGTGGTGTCCAGCCAATGTCTGGTCCAACTGGTCTAATCTTCGCGATGAAGTCGCACTACAACTCACAGACAGGTCCAGAAGCTCTAGGTCTTGACGAGCCACAATCTGGTTTCTCTGGTGCAGTCGATGCAGCAGGCGAATCTTCAGGTCTTGCTGGTCTACAAACTGACGGAACTGGTCGTGAACTAGGTCTACCAGGCCGTCCAATGTCTACAGGCGCTGCTGAGTCTCTAGGTGAAGCTGACGGTTCATTCAAGGAAATGGGTTTCTCAATCGAGAAGCAGAGCGTTGTTGCTAAGTCACGCGCACTGAAGGCTGAGTACTCACTAGAACTTGCACAAGACCTAAAGGCAATCCACGGTCTTGACGCAGAGACAGAACTAGCAAACATTCTGTCTACAGAAATCCTTGCAGAGATCAACCGCGAAATCGTTCGTACAATCAACTCTCAAGCGGTTCTAGGTGCACAGACTTCTAACGTCGCTGCTCCAGGCATCTTTGACGTATCAACAGACGGCGACGGTCGTTGGTCTGCTGAGAAGTTCAAGGGTCTAGCAATGCAAATCGATCGTGAAGCAAACGCAATCGCGAAGGCTACACGTCGTGGTAAGGGTAACATCGTTGTATGTTCATCTGACGTTGCTACTGCACTTGCAGCTTCTGGTCAACTAGACTACACACCAGGCGCTGGTCTATCAGTAGATGATACTGGTAACACATTCGCTGGTACTCTAAACGGTCGTCTACGCGTATTCATCGACCCATATGCAACTGTTGATTACCTAACAGTTGGTTATAAGGGAACAAACGCATACGACGCAGGTATGTTCTACTGCCCATACGTACCACTACAGATGGTCAAGGCTGTTGCAGAAGATACATTCCAACCAAAGATTGGTTTCAAGACTCGTTACGGTATGGCTGCAAACCCATTCGTATCAGGTCCAGGCCAACACGACATGGCGAACACAGCAGGTGCGAACACATACTACCGCATCTTCCGTGTAGATAACCTAATGGTCCAAGGATCATAATAAAAAGAACTATTCATTAGTCATTTTTTAGGGAGTCTTCGGACTCCCTTTTTTTATGCGTATAAATAAAATGACTAAGAGGATACACTATGAGCGTAACATCTAACACAAACTTCTTGCAACCTACGGGATTCCGTGTCGTCATCGAACGCGCAAAATACGGAAACCTAGAATTCTTTGCACAATCAGTAACGCATCCTGGCTCTACAGCAACTCCATTCGAAATGCCTGTACCGAAGGTTCAGAGATTTCCTGTTGCGGCAGACACTATCGAGTATTCTGATTTGGGAATTTCACTCATCTTAGACGAAGATATGGTTGCTTATAAAGAGATGCAAGACTGGATGCAACGCACGGTTGATAGTTCAGAAGATCTCTCTCATGACATAACTATTATCATTCTCACAAGTCACAACAACGCGAACATCAAGATTAGGTATGAGGGGTGTCTTCCTACACAGATCGATTCAATAGAACTAAACTCCACGAGTGGAGACGTTGCATATATAACATACAACGCAACTTTTAGGTTTACTAAATTCACCATATCATGATGATGAAACTTGACATAAGAAACCGAAATCTACTAGAGATTTTGGAAGACTTCCGATATACGTATCGAGAGTTGTACCAACCCGAACAGACAAACCGATGTCTGGTAGAAGAGTTGCGTGGACAGGCAGACCGATACACAGGTGAAGAAGAGATGTGGAACGTCATCGATGAAGGTCGAGACCACAGGGGTGCCGCAGAGAACTCTCTTTGTCATCCTATCAAACCAGATCACTACTTCGGGACACATCCAGAAGAATACCGCAAGACGTGGAACGCACTAAACTCCAGTTTGATGGAGGAACTAGGTGTGCAACATAGTGCGTTATCAACACTCTATCCGCCAGGCGGTTTCATCGGTTGGCACAACAACGCAGACGCATCCGCATATAACGTGATCTTCACATGGTCCGAAAAGGGAGACGGGTGGTTTAAGTATGTCGACCCAAAGACTGAACATGTAATCACGGTTCAAGACGAACAGGGATGGAACTGTAAGGCTGGATACTTCGGAGATTACGATTCAGGGAACGTCGTCTATCACGCGGCACGTACAGGATGTTATCGCATGACCCTTAGTTACGTGTTGGGTCACGACGAACACTATTGGAAAGATTGTATTGAAACGATCACCAATGTGTGATATAATGTAGTTTTGAAAACCCCACGGATTATACATGCTCAATATTGAAGCGATACACAAGGAGTGGTCAGAGGACTCTGTCATTCCTATGCACCAACTGGATGAGACATCACGTCAAATCCCCATGCTACACGCAAAGTATTTAGAATACCTCACCGTAACCAAACTGACCCTACGTCGCGCAGAGGCTGCGCAGAAGATCCTGTTGAAGGAGAAGTGGTTGTACTATAACGGTAAGATGGACCCGCAGACTCTACAGGAGAAGGGGTGGGATCCAGATCCATTCAACGGTCTCAAGATTCTCAAGGGTGAGATGGACTACTACTATGACTCTGACCCAGAGATCTCAAAGTCTGAAGACAGAATCGTCGCACTTAAAGCACAGATAGATAGTCTTACAGATATTCTTAACATGATTAAATGGAGGCATTCGACGATCAAGAATATGATTGATTATCGTCGATTCGAGGCTGGTGGATAACAAGATTCGCATTAGGATGAAGGACTACTCCCATTTTATGGTAGAGGCCCATCCTGCTCAAGAGAACGAGTTGAAGGAATACTTCTCGTTCTTTGTGCCCGGCTACAAATACATGCCCGCATACAAGTCCCGACACTGGGACGGCAAAGTCAAGTTGTACAACATGATGACCAAACAGATGAACGTGGGTCTCTACACGCACCTACGTAAGTTTTGCGCGGATCGGTTCTACCCTCTGGAGATCATTGAACATGAGACTTATGGAGTCCCCTCTTTTAAGGAGGACATCGATCATCCTGCTCTTATCGATTTTCTATCTCTCCTTGATGCGCCATTCAAGCCTAGAGATTATCAGTACAAAGCTATTTCACACGGCGTCGAACACCGACGTTGTATTCTACTTAGTCCTACTGGTAGCGGTAAGTCATTTATCATTTATAACCTACTACGATATTGCTACGAGGTCACCGAAGGAAAGATCCTAGTTATCGTCCCAACCACGTCGTTGGTAGAACAGATGTACAAGGACTTCGAAGAATACGGTTACGACGTAGAGGAGTTCTGTCACCGCATCTACTCCGGTAAGGAGAAGGTCACTGACAAACGTGTGATCATCTCCACATGGCAATCCATCTATAAATTCGGCAAGGAATGGTTCGAACAGTTCGACTCAGTCTTTGGTGATGAGGTGCACCTATTCAAGGCAAAGTCACTGACTACCATGATGGACAAGTGTGTCAACGCTAAATATCGTTTCGGTCTTACGGGAACTCTCGATGGGACTGAGACAAACAAACTGGTTCTGGAAGGTCTCTTCGGACCTACGTTCACCGTAACACGAACGGTTCAACTCCAGAAGGAAAATCAACTCGCAGACTTGGATATCTCTGTTCTCCTCTTGAGGTATCACAATGATGTCTGTCACCAAGTCAAGGAGATGTCGTATCAGGAAGAGTTAGATACGATCGTCACCTATGAACCCCGCAATCGATTTATCAGCAAACTGGCGCTCGATCAAACGGGCAACACCCTCGTGATGTTCCAATTTGTTGAGAAACATGGTAAGGTTCTACACGAGATGATCAAGTCTATGGCTGAAGAAGGACGTAAAGTATTCTACGTATCTGGTGAAGTAGATGCCACGGACAGAGAACAAATAAGAGGGATAGTAGAAAAAGAAAATGATGCAATTATCGTTGCTTCTCTTGGTACTTTTAGTACTGGTATTAACATCCGCAATCTGCATAATATTGTATTTGCGACTCCGTCCAAGTCTCAAGTTAAAGTTCTCCAATCGATTGGTCGTGGGCTTCGTAAGTCTGATGATGGTCGGACTACTCGACTTTTTGATATTGCTGATGATCTTCATATTGGAGGTCACAAGAACTTTACACTGAAACATAGCGGTGAAAGGATTAAGATATATACTAAAGAGGGATTTAGATACAAGATCTATCCCGTAAACCTAAAACCAATAAGAGTGGAACAAGATGTCGAAAGCAACCTCTTCGGTTAAGCACCTAAAGTTAGTAACGGGTGAAGAACTGGTATGCGAGTTGATGAGTGAAACTGGCGATTCTATCGTCATTCGAAATGCGCTGTCTTTGATTGAGAAGGATCTCAGTAGTGGTGATAAGTACTATGCGTTCAAAACGTTTATGGTTTATCAAGACAGCCCTCAAAACGTTATTATCATTTTCTTCGATAAGATCATGTCTATTGCAGTCCCTACTGAAGAGATGGAAAGACAGTATAGTGATGCAATTAAAGAAATGAATGCTTATAACAAGGCACAGGAACTGAAACAACAAGAACGTGCTGAGTGGGAAGATGATCTGTCTCTTGAAGAGTTCTTGAATGAAATGGACCGTGAAAACGATTACATGGATTCTGATACTGACGGAATGATTATGAATTAGGGGTATACTATTCTCCCCTTTGGTTAAAGAGATTATACAGTATAAATGCGATTCTGTCAAGACATTTTTTAAATATTATGAAAATAGGTTTTACTTGTTCTACATTTGACCTCTTACATGCAGGTCATGTCCAGCTCCTTCGACACGCGAAGGATCAATGCGACTATCTGATCGTGGGTCTACAAACAGATCCTACCATCGACCGCCCCGATACCAAGAACAAACCCATACAGACTTTGGTCGAGAGATACACTCAACTGAAGGCGGTTCGGTATGTCGATGAGATTATACCCTATGAGACTGAAAGAGATCTTGAAGATATTTTGTCTCTATATAATTTGGACATCCAGATACTGGGTGAGGAGTACCGTGAGAAGGATTTCACGGGTAAGGATATCGGACGTAAACGCGGCATAGAGTTCTATTTTAATGAACGTTCGCACCGTTTCGCGTCAAGTGAACTGCGTCAAAGAGTCGCTTACAACTCCGGAATTGGATTGACACACAAGTCAAAATAGGGTATAATTACCGTATTAAAAATGGAAGTTGTATATTATGAAACCAAAAGAAAAACCACATTACGTCAATAACAGAGAGTTCTCTGAAGCGGTAGTCGCGTATTGTACCTCTGTCCAAGAGGCAAAGGACGAAGGTAAATCTACACCCATCGTCACAGATTATATCGCTTCCTGTTTTCTAAAGATCGCAGAGGGTCTCTCACACAAAGCAAACTTTGTCCGTTACACATATCGTGAAGAGATGGTTATGGACGCAGTCGAGAACTGTCTCAAGGCGATCGAGAACTACGACATTGAAGCTGCAACCCGTTCGGGCAAACCAAATGCATTTGCCTACTTTACACAGATCTCTTGGTATGCGTTCTTGCGTCGGATCCAAAAGGAAAAGAAGCAACAGGACGTGAAGATGAAGTTCATTGCAGAGGCAGACGTGACTGAGTTCCTTGATGATGAAGGTGAAGGATATGGACACATGCATCATGCATCGCCGTTCGTTGACAATCTGCGTATGCGTATCGATGCAGTCAAGGATGCAGACCAAGAGTTCAAAGAGTACGCAAAGGAAGAGAAGAAGCGTAAACGTCGTGCAGTAATTGTTGACTCAGACCTATCGGAGTGGATGGAATAATGTGGACTTATGAATGTAAAGCGGGAACTTACAAAGAGGATTCCCTACCTCGCTTGGTGTGGACTATCTTTACACACCGGATACACCACCTCATTAAGGATGGAAGATTTTCAGATTAACTTGACAGACCCCTTACATTATAGTATAATGTGTGTCTAAATTAGTAAAAGTTTAACGCGGGAGTTCGTTATGGAGACAGTGAGTACCCCTCTCTGTAGTAGGTGAAATCCCTACATCCCGCTCCAATTACTGAGAGTTTATGAAGATCGCTATATTGAATGACACCCACTGCGGGTGTCGTAATTCATCTGAAATTTTTATGGATTACCAAGAACGCTTTTATGGTGAGGTGTTCTTTCCATATCTGTTAGAGAACAACATCACCCAGATACTACACCTTGGCGACTACTACGACAATCGTAAGACAGTCAACCTCAAGGCGCTCAGTCATAATCGTAGGATCTTCCTAGACAAGCTGCGTGAGTATAATATCCACATGGACATTATCCCCGGCAACCACGATGTCTACTTCAAGAACACTAACGACCTCAACTCACTAAAAGAGCTGATGGGTCACTATATGAACGAGGTCGATATCCTTATGGATCCGATCGTGCGTGACTACGATGGTGTCAAGTTTGGTCTCGTCCCTTGGATCTGTCCAGAGAACGAAGAAGAGATCAAGACCTTCCTTGATAACTGCGGTGCAGATGTCATCGGCGGTCACTTTGAACTTGCAGGGTTCGAGATGGACAAGGGTCTAGTTTGTAAAGAAGGAATGGACCCCAAACCACTACAGAAGTTCGAGACCGTTCTATCTGGACACTTCCATACCAAGTCATCGCAGGGTAACATACATTACCTTGGTGCCCAGATGGAGTTCTTCTGGAACGACGCACATGACCCCAAGTACTTCCACATTTATGATACGGAGACGCGTGAACTAACGCCTGTTCGAAATGACGTGTCGATCTTCCACAAGATCTACTACAACGAAGATGAGGTCAACTACTTCGAAGACCTGTCCTATCTCGATGGTAAGTTTGTTAAGTTGATTGTGGGCAACCGATCGGACATGAAGAAGTTCGAACGATACGTCGAACGTATTCAACAACAGAAGATCCACGAGCTGAAGATTGCTGAAGACTTCCGCGAGTTCCGTGGTGAGAATGTGGGTGACAGTGAAATAAGTGTCGACGACACCGAAACCCTAATCTATAACTACATCCAAGATGTAGACACTGACCTTGACAAAGACCGAATCAAGGGATTGGTTTCGGAGTTGATGGTCGAGGCACAGAGCGTAGAGATTGCATGATTAAATTCCAGAAACTACGTTGGAAGAACTTTCTTTCGACGGGTGATTACTTTAATGAGATCGACTTCCTAGAGAATCCAACCAACTTAGTGGTTGGTGAGAACGGCGCGGGTAAGTCCACCATGTTGGATGCCTTGTCGTTCGCTCTCTTCGGTAAGGCTCACCGTAAGATTAACAAAGCACAATTAGTAAACACAATCAACACCAAGGATGCCCGATGTGAAGTGGAGTTCACAGTAAACGGCGTTCAATATAAAGTCGTGCGTGGAATCAAACCCGCAAAGTTTGAGATATGGAAGGATGGGACTCTCATCAACCAGAACGCACACGCCCGCGAGTATCAAGAGATTCTTGAGAAGAACATCCTACAGATGTCTCACAAGAGTTTCCACCAAATTGTTGTTCTCGGTTCGTCGTCTTTTATCCCGTTCATGCAACTCAACTCTACTTCTCGGCGTGACGTGATCGAAGACCTTCTTGATATTAACATATTTTCCAAAATGAATGTGATACTCAAGGAGAAAATCTCTCTCCTCAAAGGCGAGCTCGAGAACAACAACCATTCTATCGAGATGGTCAAGACGCAGATATCTTCTCAAAAGAAGTACATCCGTGACCTCAGTGCCATCAACACCGCACACCGTAAAGAGAAGGAAACGGAGATTGAAACTCTGAATGCGGACATCGCAATCTTTAATGAGACCAACGCAGAATTGTCAGAAGCCGTCAATACTTTGTTGCCTGCGGTTACAGAAGAATTAAGCAAAATGCGTACCAACAAGACCAAGTTAGAAAAGTATCGTACCAAGTTTGACACACAGGTCAAGTCAGTAGTCAAAGAAGCAAAGTTCTTTGAAGATAACGAACACTGTCCTACATGTGATCAAGATATCGGTGATGAGTTACGTCAGAGTAAACGCGCAGACGCGACCGCACGTGCGCGTGAACTCAAGGATCTCATGGACAAGGCAGACGCACAGTTGGGTGACTATCAGTCTCAGATCGATAAACTCGAAGAGGACATGGCAGAACTGTTGCACAAACAGAACCTCATGAACAACAATATGCAGTTGATCTCACGATTGACGCAGAACGTTCAGAAAATCCAGAGTGACCTTGCAGAGATGGCTGACAGTTCAGGTGACATGTCACAGGCGAACAAAGATCTAAGTAATCTTGACGAAGAACTACACGGACTGAACGACACCAAGTATACACTCAACGAGAAGTCGTCTTACAATCGCGTTGCGTCTGAGTTGCTCCGTGACACCGGCATCAAGACCAAGATCATTAAGCAATACATTCCGGTCATCAACGAACTCACCAACAAGTATCTACAGACGCTGGACTTCTTCGTCCACTTCGAGTTGGATGAGAGTTTCAATGAGACCATTCGATCGCGTTACCGCGACACCTTCTCTTACGACTCGTTTTCAGAAGGTGAGAAGCAACGCATCGACCTGTCATTACTCTTCACTTGGAGACACATTGCCAAGATGAAGAACTCTGTATCAACTAACCTGTTGATCCTAGATGAGACGTTCGATTCGTCTCTCGATGGTGAGGGTGTCGACAACCTAATGAAGATCATTGACACGCTCAAGGAAGACACCAACGTATTTGTAATCTCTCACAAGACCGAACTGGAGGACGCGCACTTCGAACGCAAGTTGTCGTTCATCAAGGACAAGAACTTCAGTCGGATGCGAGATATTACTTGACACGGCGGGTATGTTATTATATAATGTCCCACATATTAACTGAGGAATCCACATGGAACTATCAACCCGAACTGTCGAGATTCTACGAAACTTCTCGACTATTAACCAGAACATCGTAGTCAATGGCGGTAACGTCATCAAGACTATGTCTATCGCGAAGAACATCGTATCTCAGGCAGAGATCGAGGAATCTTTCCCCAGCTCATTCGGCATCTATGACCTGTCGGAGTTTTTGTCGGTCCTGTCTCTTGTAGACAATCCGTCAATCGAGTTTGGTGAAAACTTCTGTACCGTATCAGACGGCAGTGGTCTTTCCTCAGTGCGTTATTTCTACTCAGACCCAGAGATGCTCTCTGCGCCTAAGAAAGAGATCATCATGCCTGAGTGTGAGGTCAAATTTCTCCTCACTAACGAAACCCTAAGTAAGATCAAACGTGCCGCATCCGCACTGGGTTATGAAACTATTTCCATCCGACCCGATGGTAACTCTGTGCGTATCGATGTCGTTGATACAGAAAACTCAACTTCTAACTCATACTCGATACAAGTCGAGGGTCAGTTCCCAGAGGGTGCGGACTTTAACTTTGTTATGGGTGTGAACAATATGAAGTTGTTGGGTGACGATTATGAAGTGTCGATTTCAACCAAGTTGATTTCCAGCTTCCGATCTACATCCGGCAAGACCGAATACTTTATTGCACTTGAAAAGTCATCAACATACGGAGCATAAAATGACTGAAGACCAAGCAACATTCTACGACCTCGCAAACCGAGTTGCCCGTTCATGTGTCGCAGTAGTTGATACTGTTGTAACACGTGGTGGGTTCAAGGGTGAGGAACTAACTACTGTTGGACAACTACGTGATCAAGCGATTCAAGTGGTTGCTTTATATGAGAAGTTAGCAAAAGAACACGCAGAAGCTGCCGCAGAGGAAGCGTCTGAGTAAACCCTTTGGGGCGGTGGGATATATTTTTCTTTCACCGCGAATACTTTATTATGATTAACCCATCGCCCCCTTTTTATGAAATTATATGATCCCCTAATTGCAAAAGAGACTTCAATTCACGTTGCACTCGGGACGGTCATAAACTACCCTCTTAACATCTTCTACACATGGTTAGCGGTTGTTAAGTGGGGAATCACGGATCCTTTGACTTTGTCTACTATTCTTACTGTTGGAATATCCTTCGTCGCGTTCACTCGCATATACATAGTAAGGACTCTTACTGAAAGACGTAAGACAAAACTAAACCAAGACAAGCCGCTATAGCTCAGCTGGTAGAGCAACTGACTTGTAATCAGTAGGTCCGGAGTTCGATTCTTCGTGGCGGCACCACTTTGGAGACACCGTGAATTTATCTACACAAATATCAGACGCATTTGCACGGTCTATGACTGCGTTTTTCCGTCTGTTCGCAGATCTCTTTTTCCGCAATCGTTACGGTCACCGCGCACTCGTTTTGGAAACAGTTGCGGGTGTTCCAGGCATGGTCGCGGGTATGATGACCCACCTTTACAGTCTACAGGCGTTTAAGAAAGGTCATGGTACCAAGATCCACGAGATGCTTGCAGAAGCAGAGAACGAAAGAAAACATCTCATGTTCTTCATGGAGGTGATCAAACCGTGGTTCATTGAACGTATAATCATCATCTTTGCCCAGTTTATCTTCTGGCACTACTATCTGGTGATGTTCGTTATATTCCCCCGAACCGCACACCGCATGACTGGATACTTTGAACAGGAAGCGGTACAAAGTTACACAAAATATTTGGAACTGATCGAGGCCGGAGAGATCGAAGATGTCCCCGCGCCACAGATCGCGATTGACTACTACAGTGAACTCCACGAGTTCTCTAAGTTGTCTGATATGATTAAGTGCATCCGTCTTGATGAGATGCATCATGCTAAAGTCAACCACGCGTATGCGGACGGACGACTATAGGATAAAATGATTGTTTTTATCGGTAGAACCGATCGTATTTGTCGCATTCTTATGGATAAATAGATTGGAGAAATCGGTTTACACGAGGGGGACAATGCGGTATAATGTCCCCTTATTATATTATGGAGTGGTAAATGAGTAACGAATTCTTATGGGTGGAGAAGTACCGCCCGAAAACTGTATCCCAGACTATCCTACCCGCAGAACTGAAATCAACCTTTCAGAACATTGTGGACGGTGGAGAAATCCCGAACATGATGTTCAGTGGAACTGCGGGCACAGGCAAAACTACAGTCGCTCGCGCAATATGCGAGGAACTGGAGTTAGACTACATCGTAATCAACGGGTCGGAAGAAGGCAACATTGACACACTACGCGGAAAGATCAAGCAGTTCGCCTCTTCCGTCTCGTTGGCTGGTGGTTACAAGGTCGTCATCCTTGATGAGGCAGACTACCTAAATCCCCAGTCAACCCAACCCGCGTTGCGTGGGTTCATCGAGGAATTCTCGAACAATTGTCGGTTCATCATGACCTGTAACTTCGAGAACAAGATCATCGACCCATTGCACTCGCGATGCACTAAGATCGCGTTCAATGCCACCAAGAAGACTCTCCAGTCTCTCTCGGCGGAGTTTATGCAACGCGCTATGACCATTCTCCAGACGGAGGGTGTAGACTATAATAAGGATGTCCTTGCGCAGGTCATCATGAAACACGCACCGGATTGGAGGCGTGTCCTGAATGAGTTGCAGAAAGGATCGATTTCGGGATCACTGAACGTGGCGTCTTCTCTCGACGGTGAAGTCGTGGATAACTACACTCAGTTGTTCGTCGCAATCCGTGATAAAAACTTTAAGAAGATGAGGACGTGGGTCGTCAATAACATTGACGTAGAACCAGCGGCGGTGTTCCGTGGTGTCTATGATCGTATGTATGACCATGTCTCCCCAAACAGTATACCACAACTTGTATTAATACTTGCTGACTACCAATACAAGAACGCGTTTGTCGCGGACCATGAATTAAATATGGTCGCCTGTCTCACAGAAGTGATGGCAAACGTGGAGGTCAAGGCGTGAGTCCATTTGACTTTTTAAACAGCATTAACAGTACCAAGGTAAATTTACTCGATAAGGATCCGGAAAATATCAACCAATACAACAGTTTCCTAGTGAATAGGTCGCTGTCGTACTTTCCAGATACTGTGTTAATTAGTAACGAAATGAACAGGTTGCATCACGTAGATGCGAGACTTCAATACGACTTTCTTATAAATATTGTAAGAAAGAAAAAACGTTTCTCGAAATGGGATAAGCCCCAGAGTACAGATATCGAGTGTATCAAAGAGTATTACGGATATAGCGATTCCAAAGCGAAGCAGATTATTGGACTCTTAACCTCGGCACAATTACAAGAACTCAAAAATAAGGTTAACAAAGGTGGAAGAGAATAATCTAGTTCAATGGAACTCAGAGATGATGTTAGAGATCACCCTAGCAGAACCTGATGATTTCCTAAAAGTTAGAGAAACACTTACCCGTATAGGGGTTGCTTCACGTCGTGACAACACCCTATTCCAATCGTGCCATATCCTACACAAACAGGGTAGGTACTTTATCGTCCATTTCAAGGAACTGTTTTTACTGGACGGTAAGAAGTCAAACTTAGAAACGACGGACATGGAACGTCGTAACACGATCGCAACCCTTCTACAGGATTGGGGTCTAGTGTCAATCGTAAACCCAGAAGTTGCACAAGATTGCGCTCCTATGCGACAGATTAAAATTATCTCGTATAAGGAAAAGTCAAAGTGGAATCTGCAACCGAAATACAACATCGGTAATAACTAATGGCGAAAGAATATTATGATATTTTTGAAGGTCGCGATGATTACATCCGCGACAAAATTCCATTCGTAGGTCGACTCCCGTTCGATATGGAGTCGACTTATGGTTGGAACGAGTTCATGGAAATGATGGACTCGCACCCAGATGAACTCTACGATCGAAACTCAGACAAGATGCGTATCGGTTTAAACTCTTTTCATTCTCGTGGCAGTGCGCCAGAGTTTGCGAAGAACATCTACGAAGAAATGCAAGAAGTCTTTACGCTTCACGAGAACAAGATCACTAACATTGCGTTTAGTGGGTTTGGCCGTGCTAGCGGATCCTACCCTTGGCATAAGGATTCAATGGACGTGTTCTTGGTTCAGGTTATCTCTACAGTGGGTCTCAAGGTAGAACACATAAACAACGAGGAACCTTTTGATTTCGAACCAGGCATGTTTGTCTACCTACCAAGGGGCACTCACCACCAAGTATTCCCAAGAGTGTCTCGCGTTTCTTTCTCGTTCGGTGTGGAGGGTGGTCCGGACCCATCTAAGTACTACTAAGGAAATTCTCATGTCTGGTAAAAACGTTGTTTCGTTATCAGAAGTCTTGAAAAGAAAACAGGATAAAGAGAAAGAACTTGAAATGTATCGAAGACATCTCTCAATGATTGAAGACCGAATGGCCTTCCTAGAGATGGATCGAAAAGTTACGACGGAAATCATCGAGATGATCGAGAATGATTCCGTTGTAGTCGTTGACGATTCTCTACCTATTATACGTATAGATGATGACGACTATGATGACCTAGATGATTGAATAGTGAAATATTTACACATCTAGTGTTACCTTTATACTCATAACGAGTATATATACTATCGACCTGCCATATAAATGGGGGTTATTTAAAAACTTGCTTACTATTAAGGAGTCACAACATGACATTAACAGCAAAACAACTGTTCCCACGTTCAGCATTCGTCGGATTTGATACTATGATCGACGAATTGGATAGAGTCGCACGACACTCGGGTGATACGTTCCCCCCGCATAATATTCTAAAGACGGGAGAGGATCAATACCTAATCGAGTTAGCAGTCGCAGGATTCACTGAAGACGAGCTCGA